TTTCAAAGAACTATTTGAAGAAATAATGTCCAAAAGCGGAAGGGAAGTTTCCGATACCGAAAGAACTAGAGATAGAACAAGAAGATCTATTGGAATCAGGGTCACTAAAGGCTCCCGTGGAAATGTTCAGGATCTCTTAAAAAGTGGTAGAAAGAAATCAATAAAGGGTAAGTCAGTACATAAGCGTAAGAAGAATGTATTCAAGAAAAGATAATCAAAATATAGTTCAAGAACTTTCCAAAGGTATCTGTAAGGTAGTATTCAAGAAAAGAACCAATGGAAGGTTTAGAAGTATATTTGGAACTTTAGATAAAAGATTAATACCTGGTAAATATCAAAAAACTTTACAAGTTATATTTGAAAATTATCAAAATTTAGATATAATACCAATATACGACATAAAAGAAAAAGCTTGGAAAAGTTTTTATCTAGTCAACCTTTTAAACTTTATACCAGAAGAAAAATTTAAAGCAAACAGTAGAAAAAAAGAAATTGAAGATGAAAGTGAGTGATTATGCCAAATTCAAAACAAATTATTGTTAAAAGAAAACACAAGAAAAGAAAACTTAGAATTAAGAAGAGAAACCAAGAACAAATTTTAAAGAATGCAAAAAAGAAAACAATAGAAAAACTCAGCAGGGAAGGCAGATTACCTAAAATCGCACTTGGAAGACTTTAAAGTCTTCCTTTTTTTATAAATATTTCTATGTTACATTTTAAAGAATATATTTTAGAGCAAAGAAAAAATCTAATAGCTTTATCGCCAGGGGCTTTGAGGGCTGGTGTTAAATCTGCTGTAACTGGAAAAGATCCAAGACTAGAAAGACTTATATACAGTAGAGCTAGTAAAAGTAATCCAAAGGGTTGGATTAGACTTATAACGAAAAAACCATCTGGTGAAGTTGAAAACCTAGGTGATACCCCTAGAGTTAAATCGGAACAGCCGAGAGCAGAGAAAACGATTGCATCAACTGAAAGATTGACACCAGAACAAGAAATTTTACAAACTCCAGGGTTCCAAGTAGTAGAACCATCAGCAGAACAATTGGCTAAAGATGAGGAGAGGGGAATAGTAGATTTAAATAAAATTGTAGATAGAAGAAAATTTAATTATCTACTTCATAAACAAGGTATAGATCCCTATTTTGCACGATTAAGAGTTAGAATAGCAAAGCAAAGATTGGGTAAAAAATGAAAAACTTTAAAGTGTTGCTAGAAACTATAGTTAAGAGAAATGGAAGTTTTTTATTGATGAGTAAAAAGGGAAAAGTTTTAGGAAAGCATGAATCAGAAGCAAAGGCTAGAAAACAAGAAGCCGCCATCAAGATAAGTACTGGTGAGTGGAAGTAAGATTGATTTGACTGTTCGTTCACTTTTTGGTATACTAGTTGCCTATGAACATCTTTGTAGTTGATTCAGACCCAGAAATTGCAGCAACCAATCTATGCGATAAGCATGTTGTTAAAATGATTGTGGAAGGTTGTCAGATGCTCTCCACGATCCATAGAATGGGAGCTAGTCATATTGTGTTTGCTGGTCAAGTTGATTTGTACAAGATGGCGTTCGAAAACCATCCTTGTACAATTTGGGCAAGAGAGACAACTGCAAATTACATGTGGTTGGCTAGACACACACTTGAACTGTGTATGCAGTATGAGTTGCGTTATAAGAAAATTCACAAGTGTTACGATATGGCATTTTGGTTTACTATACATCTTCCTGCCCGTGTTCCTTACGGAAAGTTGACTCCATTTGCTCAGGCTATGCCAGACATCTATAAGAATGAGAATGCAGTGGTGGCATATAGAAACTATTATATTTTCGAAAAGTCTAGATTTGCCAAGTGGAAGTTCACGGATTGTCCAAATTGGTATACGGAAGGGATCAAGAATGTGCGTGTGCCAGTACTGCAATCGTGAATTTCAAAAGAAACATAAAAGAGGTTGCACAGTATGTCAATCGTGTGATACCACAAGACGAAGATGGAAATCAAGAATAGAATTGATCGAAATGCTTGGTGGTAAATGTACTAAATGTGGATTCAGTGAAAATCCAGCATCAATACAGTTTCATCATGTAGATCCATCAACAAAGAAATATTCTTTATTTTCTAAAAACTTACTGAGAAAAGATCGATATGAAGAAGCACAGAAGTGTATACTACTTTGCGCGAATTGCCACCTTCAAGAACATACGAATAAAGAACTATTGAAGAAGTTTGGCTTGATGCCTTGACAGTAAAAAAAAATCGGATATAATGTGCGTATCAAGCTTCGGTGGCAGACTAGCAATGCAGCACCCTTTTAAGGTGAAGAATGTGGGGGCAGTACCCACCCGAAGCACTCAATTGTTGTTCAGGTATTATAAGGTCTAATCGTTTGTTGGTGAAAGTGACTCGACTCACCAATCAAAAACTTGAGAGTTATAGAAAGCGTGTATATATGACAAATACTAATTCGAAGAAGCGTCGTGTTCTAAATTATCTTTCAAATGGTCGCGGTATCACCGCAGCCGAGGCTCGTAGTCGTTTTGGCGTGAAGAATCTTCGCGCTATGATGAGCGACATTCGTGAGACTGTTGAGCGTTATGGCAACTTTGAGGTTGCTACCGAGGAAACTCGTAATGGAAATTATCGTTATTACATTCGTAATACGAACACTCGTTCGCGTTCGCGCAACCTGAACGAGATGCTTGATCTTGTTGATGCGTGATCGGAGATTGGGTGATTAAGTTCACCCAATCTTATTTTATGGTTCTGTCTGATATTATCAATTTTGCATATCCACTTTGCCTTGAAATTCCTAGGCAAAAGAAGCATGTTTCTTTGATCTTTTCTAAGAATAGATTGATTTCTATTGGAAGAAATTATTTTAAGACTCATCCGAAGGCGCAGAAGCTTGGATATCTATATAATGAGATGCATTCTGAATTGGATGCTTATCGTAAGATTCCAAGATGCCATCGTCACAAGAAGTTGACTCTTGTGAACATCAGAATGAATGCTGATGGACAACTTAGAATGTCTAGACCATGTGAAGTTTGCACTGAATGGTGTGTTGAAATTTTTGATAAGATCTATTATACTGATAATGAAGGATTGAAGAGACTATGAGTCAATATCGTCTACACATTGATATTCCTATGCCTTTCTCTGAGCAAGATGCATTGAAGAATGCTGAACTTATCGTGTCATATCTAAACAATATGACTCTCATTGAAAAGGTTAATATTTCTGAAATTAATTACCGTCTAGGTCATGACGATGACCGCCAGAAGAGTAATTACTTCATGAAGAATGAGAACGGTCATGTGAACAATAAAAAGTGCAAGATCTCCTTGACAGACAATAATAACATGGTATAATGTGCACAACGCGCCGTGGGAGGTCTTGGTTACCTCAGCCCGACTTATAATCGGGTAAGACTAGGTTCGAATCCTAGACGGCGTATTTTAATATATGACTTTAGAAGAAATTATTGAATCTAAAAAATTCATAATCAATACTAAATCTGAATTTGATGATGATCGTCTTTACTATGAAGACGAAGAAAAAAATATATTGTATATTTTTGGTCCATCAGCCTTTATAAGAAAAGGATATTCTGATTCAGAACAAGAAAATCTTTTTATAGTAGAATTTGAAGGTGGTCCTAAAATATTTGTAGGACAGGAAGTATTAAAAAATAAATTTGCTAAGAATATAATTGTCCATAATATTAATGATATACCATTAGTTGAGATTTTTTACGAAATACAAGATAAATAGTAGTGGGAGTATGGGTTTAATACTATTATTGATTTCAGATCCACCGAGCGTAGATTACGCTATAATGCGAAAAAATATTTCACACTTAGGATCGTCATAGAATAGAAATCAATATAAATATTAGAAAGTTCAACTCTTTCTACTCCTATTATGGATAATAAAAAATTATATTTTACAAAAATTGAAGTTGATGGTAGATGTATTGATTTATTGTTTACAGAAAAAGAAATCGTGAAAGCATCAAAAAGAATATTTGATGAAGAAAATTTAAAGTTTATTCCAGAAAATAATACAACTTGTTGGCCCCTAGAGCATCCGCCAAAATGCTCATTTTGGGATAAAATAATTGGCAATTGTAAGTGAGAAAATAAAAAAATGAGTGAAATTAATATTTTGCGTTTGAATTCGGGTGAAGAGATTATTTGTTCGTTTGAAACTGTAGAAAATTCAGATGGAGTTTTCTATAAGATTAAGAATCCTGCTATTCTTATTCCTGGACCAGAGGGAAAGCTAATGTTTGCTCGTTGGCTACCATATGCTGACATCAAGGAAGGTTTGCTGATTTCAAAGAATAATTTTGTTTTTGTTTGCACTCCAATGGATGATCTGAAGAATCATTATCTTTCTGTCGTTGTGAATAATCTCTTTATTCCACAGAATAAGATCGAAACTCCAGATCTCAAGTTAGCACTTGACTGAGATATGGAGACATGCTATAATAGCGTGTCATATCCCTGTAGCTCAGTTGGATAGAGCACTTGCCTTCTAAGCAAGTGGTCAGAGGTTCGAATCCTCTCAGGGATGTTTTTAAGGAGAACTATGAATAATTTTAAGTACATGTTTATTACTGTTGGCTTTTCAGCCTTTGTTTTTTCCGCAATTTGTGATGCATCTGGAGTAGAAACATTCCCTCAGAAGTTTGCATTCTACACTGCCATCTCATGCCTTTTTAGTGCCCTATTCTTCGATGAATGGAATAAGAAGGATCAAAAGGTAAATGAATATTTACTAGATGACCGATTCCGAGATGTATATGATAGTATTGATCGTACCGAGCGTAGAATTGATGAGAATTACGACGATCTAGATTCTAAAATTTATTCAAGGATCAATGATGTAACTCTTTCACTTGATCAAGTTGAAAGAAACCTACATGAACGAATCGAAGATGTGGCAAATCCACGAAAGAACAATAAGTAAAAAAAAGGCTGGAGAAATCCAGCCTTTTTTGTTTTTCTAAATAATAATGATGTATGAATTAAGTTTCAACTACGACTTCAAAGTTTTTGGTGGAAAACCTAAAATTGATATTGGAAAAATCGATGATGTAAAAATAGGATATTATCAAGTAGAAAATGATAATGTCCTATTATGCGTTATTTGTACAGATTTAGTTATTGCTGAAAAACTAAAACACTATTTTGCGATAAGATACGAATTATTCCCAACTAAGGAAAGAAATCTTATCTAAAGAAATTAGTCTTAGAGATAACTTGCGTTAATATTTCGTTTGTGCTTCTACTAATTTCAGTCAACTGCTCAACTGCTGTTGTTCTCTGGACAACAGCAGTTTCTTCTTCACAGAAATCACCTTGGACAAACGATGAAATTGCTTTTGTTTTAGAGTTATTTCTCAAAGCACATTGATATTGTGTGTTTGAGTCAAAACATTGAGAGACTCCATTGACTAGAACATTACATCTACCTATTTTTTCATTGTCGTAATTTGCTTTTTGAATTCTATCGGGATTGTGAAGGTAAAGTGAAACATCTGTTATCGATGTTACTCTATCTTCGGCAGTTAACGATCCCTTTATGATTAATATTTCTTTTCCTTCTTCATCTTTAAACAAATCATAAATTTCGTACTTATTATTTGATTTGTTTATCTTTATATAATCTCCAGGAACAGCACCCAAATAGTTGAAAGAATTTTTAGAATTTTCTCCAAGATAATTAACGATACTGAATAATTTAGTATCCCCCTGAGACGCTGAGACTGAAAATACTAAATCTGGTGTTGTCTTGAAGAAGCTTTTATCGTATCTGTTTAGATCTGTGTCGATGGAATCCACAGATGAGACATTTGCAAATAATATATTATTTTTAAATGAATCAAATGTATATGTTCCATTTAGGTTTATCTTTTTGTTTGTTAAATCTGGATTCAACCATTCAGCGTTTTTGAGTTCAAATGTATTTCCAGTTAAATTCAAAGCAAAGAAATCTTTGACTAAAACATCTTCTATTACATTTTTAAAATCTGAAAAATCGACCATAACCTTTGATTGATTGTCGTAAAAATAAAAATTAGGAGTTGATATTATTCCTCTCTTGAGAGTGGAATTTTCCAACCTAACTCCTTCTATTTTTAGACCATAAAAAGAACCAGTTCGGACAAGTGCAGTTTCCTTCTCTTGCCCGAGCGGTAAATTTTTATTTCGGGTATATGATGATTTGGAAATCATATTACGATGTTATGAAATGTACATTTTGTGTACCTGATGCTGCGAGAACATATATTTTATTGATGTTGTCTATTTCTAGGAATATAGATTCTCCTGGTTCTAGTGGATATCCATTTATAGTGCTAGATGATAAATTGCTAGTTCCAATGTAAACTGTTTCGGTGTTTGTAACTGGAGACTTGATATGAATACCTGTCTTGATTGCAAAATTTCCAGTATATAGAAGTGATGCTGTAGATGTAGCCGCTTTGACACCACTCAACATTTTAGTTGGTTTTAAGATTTCGGAAATCTTAGCATTTACACCAACACCAGACAATTTTTCATTTATTGTTGTTATTATTGATGTGTTTGTTTTAATACTTGCTAGATTTGAAACTATTGGTTTAGATGTTGATTCTAGAGAAGTAATAATATCAGCATCATCGATTACTACAGTTCCAGTAACTCCAACTGGCAATGATGATGTGGCTGTTACTTCTATAGCACCAGAACCAATCATACCCTTTACGATGATTGGGTAATCGCTCGTTACACCGCTTCCAATGACCTTTAGAGGCAATCCGTTTCCGTTAGTGACTCCGACTACTGGATTGATGGTGACCGTTGCGCTAATTCCTGCGCCGATTACATTGACATTGAGAGCGTCCCCAGAGTAGCCTAAAGTTGTTCCATCGGAGGCAAACAATCTAATCGGTGGTTTTTGGGAACCATCATGTCCATAAACTCTAACGCTATCTGTTGCGGAAGATAAACCAAATCCACCACAGATTCCAACATATCCAGTTACAGTTACCGAATCAGTTCCACTCTTTAGATGTCTTCCACCAGTGACTCCAACAGCATATCCACCACTAACTCCTTGTATCGTTGTTGTGTCTAGTATCTTGACATTTCCAGTAACACCTAGTAAAATACCGTTTGTAGCACCTTGAACATAGCCAGTTACTGGTATAGCCTTATAATTTGTTGGTATCGTTCCAGATGGACCACCAACTACTAGGAAACCATTTGTAGTGTTTGATACATTTACAGAACCAGTGATTGGTCCGAATGTTACCCCCAAATAATTAGAAGTTACACCCAAAATTTGTACAGGAAGTGGATATGTTTCAGATACTCTTTTACCTTCTCCCGAACTACCCCAAGCAATTTTATAAAGAGGTAAATGTGCGAGTGAGAGTCCTTCTCCACTGGTTGCATATTCAGTTGCAAGTACTGCTGTGGAATTGTAGGTTGTAATAATAATATTATTATTCGTATCTGCTGTTGACATATCTAATCCTTATAAAATATATATAAACTATACAAATGATTTTTCATATAACTAAAGAAGAGTTCTCCAAAAGCGTTGAGGAGTATGTTAAAAATAAAAATTACTGCTATATAGATGCTGTAGACCAGGTATTAACAGACCACTCTATGGACCACTCTATTGTAAAAAAGCTTCTGACAAGACCCATAATTGAAAAATTGGAAGAAGAATTTACTGATAAAAATTTTATCAGGGGAAAAAAGAACAAACTACCTTTCTCTTGACAAACCTATATATTTATAGTATAATTACGGAGCGGGGAGTTCCCGCTGTTTCAGGCTGAAGTAGTTCTTCAGGAAGGAAAAAATATGGAATTTAATGATTTTATCAACAACTCAAAAAACAGTATTCAAAATCTAATTAAGAAGCTAGACGAATCATCCAAGAAAGATTACAAGGATGATCGGTTCTGGCGACCAGAACAGGACAAGATGGGTAATGGTTTTGCCATTATTCGTTTCCTCCCAAATGCGAAGGGTCAAAACGATTCTTATGTTAAGTTATTTTCCCATGCATTTCAAGGTCCAGGTGGCTGGTATATCGAAAATTCACTAACAACAATTGGTGAAAAAGATCCAGTAAGTGAACTAAATACACAACTTTGGAATACTGGTTCTGAAGAAGATAAGAATATTGCTCGTTTGCGTAAGCGTAAGGCAAATTACATCTCAAATATTCTTGTAATCAAGGATGAGGCAAATCCACAGAATGAAGGAAAGGTATTCCTTTTCAAGTATGGTCAAAAGATTTTTGACAAGATTCAGGAAAAGGCAAAGCCAGAATTCAAGGATGAAGATCCATTCGATCCATTTAATTTTATCACTGGTGCTAACTTTAAGTTGAAGATTCGTAAGGTCGGTGGTTATACAAACTACGACAAGTCGGAATTCGACTCTCAGTCAGTGCTACTCAATGGTGATAAGGCAAAGATGAAGGATGTATACGATTCTCTTTATAATCTTTCGGAATTCATCGATTTGAAGAATTTCAAGTCATACGATGAACTCAAGAAGCGTCTACAGGATGTTCTTGGTGGAGATATCCGAGGTGTAGCCTCAGATACTGCCAAGACTGCTGAAGATTATTCGGAGTCTGATTTTTCTGAAAAGAAATCAAATTTGAAGGAAAAGGCATCAAAGAATGAACCAGAAGAGGAAATTGATGCACTGGAATACTTTGAGCAGTTTAAGAACGCTTAAGTTAAATAGTTAAATTAACCGTGGGATGCCCTCCATTTGGGGGGCATTCTGCTTTTTTCAACCTTTCTATAGTACAAAGGTTGTCTTCTATTTTGTGTAATGTCGTGCTGTGGCAAATTAATAAAATTAAACATGTTTCTTAATTTGTTTATATCTTCTTTTTGGTTTTGTTTATTTTTTTGCTCGACCTCTTTGGCTTTTTCTTGTTCGGACTTTTTTTCTTGTTCGTTATTTTTTTCTGATGTTTTCGAGTGCTCATCGTATGATTTTGTCTGTGGTTCTGGAGCTTTTATATCTTTATACTTGTCATTTTTGTTGAACTTTCCTTCAACGATATTTGATTGTTTTGCTGGAACTACAGTTTCTCCTGCGTGAATTTTTCCTATGATGCTTTCCTCTAATGGGGTAGTTGTACCACCCATGAATGCTGGAAGAACAAACACTGGTTTTCTTTTAATAAAAATTGGTTTACTTTCAAGTAAATTTTCATCACTTTCAACATTACCAATTGGTGATTTGTTTGTTTTTACAACATTATAAGAACGATCTAGTTCGCTGCTTGCTTTGTTAGATCTCTTAGTTGAATTAATTTTTGTATTTGTTTTCAACTTAATATTTTTATCAGTTCTTATATTTGTTTGAGATTTTAAACTATTCCGAGATTGTATCTCTGGTAGTTTATTTGATAAGATATATTTTTTAATATTGATAAGTTGCTCTTTGGTTGGAGCAACTATATCATTTAAATCTATTTCTTCCGATAAATTTCCTATATTATTTTCATCTACAAATTTTAGATCTTTTGGTTTTTCAATATATTTCAACTCAATGTGATTTGTTTTATCAAGATTTTTTTGTTTATTTGTTTGTCTATAAACAGTATTTGATTTTTTATCAGATATTATAAAATCTTTATATTGTGTTTCCAAACTATTATTTTTATTTAAATTTACACTATTAACCTTTGATTTAAAATCTATTGGTTTTAGAGATACTATATTTGTTGATATTTTATTATTTTTATTTGAAATTATATAATTTTTATAATTACCACTTAAATTATTTTCTTCTAAATTTACAGTTTTTGTATTTTCAAGTTTATTAGATTTAAGCAATTTTTTATAATTTATATTATTTTTTGAAGATTCTAAATTATTTTGAACATTATTTTGTGGTAAATTTGGTTTGCTATTTGAAGAATATTCATAGTAAGATAAAGGTTTGAAATCTATCTTATTTTTCTTGATTATATTATTTGATAATTTAAATTTATTTTTTCTAGTTTTGATAATACTTGGGGATTTATCAAAAACTTTGTTTATGTTTAAGTTATCAATTTCTGGATAAGACGGCTGGATAAGATTTATCTTTAATTTTTTAGGTACTATAGTTATAGATTTCTTGAAAAATATTCTTTCAAGTTTATCCTTTAGTTTAAAAAACTTTTCTTTTCTTTTACTCATCTTCTTCTGGTGCTAGTTATGTTAATCTTATCTTGCATCATCTTCAAATTCTCTTCTTCTAGATATTGCCTCAGCTGATCTACATAAATGTCTCTTTCCCATGGCAGCATACTTTCAATATCAGACAAAGAATATTTATGGTGCTGCATCAATTGAAAGTTCAGTTGCATATGTGACATTAAGCTTATATCGCTGAGGCAAATATGAAAAAATCTTCTATCCCTGAAATTACTATGTTTCTGTCAGTACCATCTGATGTTGTATAACTGTATTCATACTCATAAGTTGGTATATTTTCAAAGAATTTAATTATATGATTGAATTCCTTTGTCGTCAGGTTCAAAATCATGTCTTTAATTTGTTCATGCTTGGAATGATCCATATCGATTACTTCACTCTCAGTTGTTATTTTAGTCAAGCATTTGACTGAAAGGTCGATTAAGTAATCGTAATCGATTTGTTTTTCACCTATTTCCGAGATATCTGAATATGAAGGACATCTAAAGTTTAAAATAATTTTGTCATTAATTTTGACTTTATTTGAAAAGTTTTCCAGACCCTTTATCTTGATATTGTTCAAATCAAAATTTAGGTCAATTTGCTCCCCAGTAAACGGACACACAAATTTTGCCCTAACGGTTTCACCGATTGATTTAATTCTTATCTGATTGAACAAATAATCCAATTCAAATGTAGAAAGATTGCTTGATCTTATATTATCGTAACATTCTTCGACAATTTCTTTCGCACAGTTTATTAGTTCTTCTTTAGAACCAAACTCCTGCACAGTTAACATTTTTTTTTCTTCTTTTACTAGAAATGGTCTAAACCATAAAGTTTGTTTTGTTATTGGATGTTGTATTGAGAACTTAGGTATTGAATTTTCTAAAATAGCCATTCATTTTCCTTATTAAAAATTTAAAGACGGTACATCTCCAGTGTTATAACTGGTATATGTGGTTTCATAACGAATTCTTCTTATAGCAAAATTTACAGTGAATACAGTATATCCAGAATTATCAGCCGCAAAATTTGTTGGGGTAATTAATAATGGATAGGTTTTTTCAAGTATTATAACTTGATTATTTTTGTAATTATTTGCGGTTTTTCCGACACCACCACGCTCAACAAATTCAATTTTTATATCTTTTAAGTAATCTAAAAAATTGTTGGCGTGTGAAGAAGCTGGTCTTCTGTCTGTTCTAGCTTCTGTTGTATTAATCATTTCAGACATCCATTGCTCAAATATTCTTCTTTCTTTCCAATCTTGATAAACTATAAAATTGACAGAAAGTTCGTTATATTCTCTTCTGAGTGGAAATGTAAACTCTTCACCGACATAAGAAAATGGAGTGTTTGTGAAATTAGTTCCTGGCAATAATATTGAATCTGGATAGCAAACAAATGGAGAACATACTCTAGTTATCTCTGGAACAATCATCCTATAGTGGGATGGATTTTGGGTAAAATTTCTTTTCTTTATATAATCTCTATATTCGTTTATACTTAGAGCCATTAAAATATTTCCTTTTCTGTCAATATTTTGAATTTTATATTATGTTTTTTACAAAAATCTTGAGCAGATCTCCACTTTTGTGCATTAATTTCATAAGTCAAAGACTCATTTAGAAAATTCTTTTTGCTCTTTTTTCCCTTTTCTGGTGGTTTTGTTTGTTTTTCTGGCTTTATTTCAACTAGCATTGTTTCAATCGTTCCATCTTTGTTCTTTTTTTCGATTATGAAGTCTGGTATATAATGATGTAATTGATTGTCAACTGGAGAAATATAAGGTATTTTAAATGGCTCAAAACTCCATCTTATAATATTCTTACTGGTATCCAAAAACTTACAAAATTTTCTTTCCCACAAAGATCTACAATTGATTTTTGTAGGATCTCCTTCGTATTTTGACAAATTTTGTGGAAAAAATTTATTCTTATAAGCCATTATATATATTTATTAGATGTCAGAAACACTATTCTCCCAACGAGGAAAATCCCCTAAAAATTTTTCTTTTGTCCCAAATCCTGTACTAAATTATGGAGGATCGGACAGAAATAGGGGTTTAGCATTAAAACTCGCCTGTAGCAACTTTGATGTAGTTGGTGAGGGTGCTGGTAGCAATTACGCCCAAATTGTTTCAACAAATCCATATTTTTGCACAACTGGTGCTCCTCTATTAGCTTCTTTTTCTATTCCAGCTCCAAAGGAAATATCTTATGGTGTTAATGTTGGATTTAAAGAAGAGAGCCATTTAGGTCAAAGCTGGTCAAACTGGTGGACAGGTTGGACAATTGGTGAACCAGATTCAACTTCTGGTAGAAGAGAATTAGATGCCAAAGAAAGTATGTTTGGTGGTGTTGAAAAGAGAAGAATGACATTTATAGTTACGATGGTAGCTGTAAATGAGGAAGAATCACAAAAAATAGCAACAATTGCAAATGCTCTAAATGGATACAGTTTACCTTATTATTCAGATGCTGGAGAGTGGAGTTTGGCTTTTGGACAACAAACTAGAGGGTGGTCGCCACCATTATGGAGAGTTGGAATTGGTCCAGAAAATTCAAACGATATGACAATATATCCAGAATGGACAGGACAAACTGTTTTAAGTGTTTTAAGTTCGGTATCAATCAATACTACAGCAGCAGGCTTTCCATATTCAATACAAAGTAATAAAGGTAAAGCTATTAGCAATCCCCTCTTTACAAGTATTAGCATGACATTCACGGATTACGAAGCGGTATACAGAAGTGAAAACGGTTACAACATCGTAATGAGAAGTGGAGCAATTGAAGGGCAGGGATATGGTGCATGATATATTTTAATAAATTTCCAAAATTATCATACAATTTTAACAATTCAGAAAAAGAAATAGTAGATATCTTTAGAAGAGTTGTTTTTAGCACAAAGACATTAAACAATAAAAAAATATTTTCAGACTATTATGTCACATCTGGTGAAACTTTAGATAGCATTGCTTATAATTTATACAATTCTTCAAATTATACCTGGATACTGATGTCTGCGAATAATCTTGCAAACCCACTAGAATTTCCACAAGGTGAAGAATATCTGCTAAAAAGCATAAGTGAGACATATACTGGTAAGGCTATTTACAGTAAAGTAAATTTAAAAGACATAGTAAAAGCTGGAGATGTTGTAGCAAAAGTTACTTTAAATGGTTCATATACAAATGCAAATACCATAATATCAACAACTGATGAACAAAATTATGCAATTGTCAGATCATATGACCCAATAATGAGAGTTTTATGGGTTGATAATATAGTTGGAACTCTTTCAGCTGACGATATACTTGGAATTTATAGATTGGGTTCTGATGGAGTTGTTGGTGATGTTAATTTTTCAATTATTTTAAATGAAGATGAAGCAATAACTCAAAGAAATTTTCTAAAAATAGAAAAAATATCAGATTATTCTAAAAGCGTTGTGCAGTTTACAGATGCAACTGGAAATTATTTTTCACCATATTATTACAACTCGACAAAAGAAGTTCCATCCAACGCTTTAGGAATTTATTCCAGTGCTGAATTTGATAAATTGACAATAAATGGAACAGCTCTTCAAAAATTTGTAGACGATGATACTCCATTACATTCAGGAACAATAACTCTTGAACAAAAAGTAATTCAAGATAACTCTAAATTTAGAATAATTAAAGTTCTAAATGGACAATATCTTAGTGTGGTTACTAGTAGATTATTCGAATTGCTCAGTAGCAATGAAAGAAAAACTTTAGTATTGGATTTAGAGGTTTGATATGGCAAAAGTTAGTACAAGATTTTCAGAATCATCAAGATTAAAAAGTGTAGTGATTGTTAAAAATGGTATTGAATTTGAAATATATCCATGGAAAAATAAAAAAGGAACTTCATCACTTAGACTTTTAAATATTCACGAATCGATACACTCAACTTTAATGGGTGGTTATATTGAGCTTAAAGATCATTATGATTGGTCTGGGGAATTGAATGTACATTCTTTTGAAAAACTAATAGTTTCTTTTTATACTAAATTTCCAAAAGTTCCTTTTTTATTAGACACAAAAACAATCGAATTCAATATTATAAGTGTTTCTCAAATTTCTGATAAACCTTCAAACTACACTGTTGATGGAAAGCAGGAATATAATGTAATTAGAATAGATTTTACAACAGATGATCCTCTTATCACATTGGATGAAGAAGATATTTTAAATTTTGAGGGAGATTTCGTCGGATATATTTCATTAGATCCAGAGAAGGCAGAAGAAAGTGAAATAAAGGGTTTAGTAAATGAAATATTCAATAAACTTCAAATAGAAGAATACGAAATTGAACCAACATTTAATGGAATATGGATTAAATCCAATGAGATTGCCTATCCTTGGTCTAAATCAAAAGGACAGTTAGATTTAGAAACTCTCTTCAATTACATAAAAAATTATGCAGTCTCTCAGAAAAATCCAAATGCTGTAAATTTCTTTCTATGGAGAGATACTGAAGGTTATCATTTCAGATCAGTTGAAGGTCTTATAGACGATCAAAAAGATGTAGAAAATGAAAAAATTTACTTCTTAAGAGAACCAACAATCGAAAATGCAGTTAGACAAGTTCTAGGAATGAATGAGGCTGATGTTTTACAATTAGCCACAAATAATACATTTCAATCCTATTACGAAAAAATTAGTCCAAACTATGACGACTATTATCTAGATTTTATTGATACATCTCTTGCATTCAAAACTGAGATAGTTGATTTTGATTACCATAGAGATTTTGGATTGTGGTCTAGTTTGAATGAGTATAAGATAATTCCAGATTCTCAAGAAACATCGATTCTCTCAAAAACAAAAAACAAACCAATTCAAACATTAAAAACTGATGATGAAATCTATGGATATTATACAGAAGGAAAGTTAAATACTCCCTATTATCAGTGGTGGGATTATATTGGAGCTTCGGCAAATTCTAAGTGGAATAATGTAAATTACATTCCGCAATATGACATGACTGAATTGGATCTTCCTACATTTCACACAATTCATAAAAAAATCAGAGAACCTCTAAAAGAAAAAAGATCTAAATTTTCTTATTTGAAAAATCTAAAAAGAAAATGGGAAGTTTATCGTTGTTCGGTTTGCTGTTTGGCGGATAGATTTGGTGGAATAAAAGATCAACAGGATATAGAAAGATTTCAATCAATCAGAAATCCAGGAAATGATCCAGAATTTAAAATTTTATTTGGTCCAACTGGAGTATTTGGTGATTTGGGTCAAGAGTATAGAATTGGTGCTGCTGGATCATTTACAGATGTTTATAATTATGACCCAGATGTTATAGAAAATAAAGGAATAACATTATCATATAATCTCAACTCTGCGCCATATAATCAGACAATAAAGCAATTCTACAATTTTGCAGATACATTTGATAATTATGAAAAACATATATTTGAAAATGGTTTCAAAACATATGATCTACTGATTGAAAAAAATAATAAAACTATAGCTGATTTGAATGAGTTTATAAATTCTTCAAATGGTTATATCTCTTTAAATGTAAATTATCATACATCTATATTATATGAAATAGAGGTTGGTGCTAATAATCCTCCAGATTTTCCACTCAATATACCAAATACTACACACGGCGTTCCAATGAATCCGCCATTTAGATTTGGATTTAATACAGATATACACCCCTGTGGATATAATAGCTATCCATCTTGGGTAGCACTTTGTTCAAAAATAAAATTTAATGTTTATAGCGTACAGGCAACTGGTGGTAGAGTATTTTTTAGAAGTCCATATGATTTTTATCGATATACAAATCATTTAGAAAATCCAATAGTAAATTTTTTAGAAAGTAAAAATGCTACAGAAAAACTATCCCAGGCTCTTGATGCTTCAACTCAGGATGGGTGCACCACTATATGGTGCACTGATTGTTTATCTGCAAATACATTAATAGTTAAAAGAAGAAAAGCTTTTAAAATAAGAGCAACATTATTAGAACAAAATAAATTAATAACTCACCTAAGAGATACACTGAGATCTAAATTCTACGAAAAGTGGAAATTGGCGAAAGAAGAGTATTTAAATAGAAAAGCTTTCTTTATCTCTAAAAGAGAAGATAAAATCGATAATGCTAAAAATATTGTTAATAGTAACAGTTTATACAATATTAAAAGTATAAAAAGAAAATCTATTCGTGGTTCTAGATATGAAATACTAGCCAGGAATAAAGGAATAACTGGAGCTGAAATTGGTCCATATTTATATCAAATATTTTTTGACGATGATTCCGATAGAGAATTAATTCCAGGACTTTTTAATCATCCCTATTATGATAAAAAATATAAAACAAATATTGGAACTTCAAGTTATAAGTCCGAAAGTGATGATAAAACATTAGGTTTGATTGATGACATTATTCCAGAAAATGATCCACCATTTACTGGAGTTTATGATCCTATAGTTGGATACGATTATAGCGGAAGTGATGAAGTTAATTCAGAATTGCTTGGTGGTGTATCTGAGCCTAATAAATTAAAAGGATTTATATCAGTATCGGATAAAGCAAGAAGATCAAACTATACAGATACAGCTATAAAAAGTGATTTTATTCAAAGAAGTTTAGAATTAACAAATAATACTTCTGGTTATGATGAAAGATATAATCTATATCACGAAAATTTAACTAATTTAAAACCACCAAGTATAATAAGAGAAGAAATATCATCTTATGTTAGAATAGAGTTTAAGGAACCTATAGGTCTTGAATCTATTGTAGATTTTCCAAATGGTTTTGTTAGAAATGCTGGATATGAATATTTTCTACCATATCTGGTTTCTTTAACATCTGGACCCAATGGTAGACAAACAATCAATCAAAATATTGTTGTAATTGGAATGGACCCATATGGTTTTGATGTTGCAATGAAAAGAATACCAGATGTAAAGCAAAATGGCGAATATTATTGGTGGTGGTCTGGTATAGAATCACCGCAGATGGATCTTTGGCCTGAAGTGGCTTTTGAAACTGAATATAATTATTATTCATGTCATAAAGAATCTGATGTTTCTGTTGGTGCAAAATATAATTCATCCCTAGATGGATCTCCATTAAGATTTTCTATAGAATTTGATTATAAAAGTCAAGACGATTATAAAGATTTTGCAAAACAAACAGTAAATGAAAATTTTACAATTTATGGTTCGATGGATGAAGCTTTAAAAAATAATAAAAAAGCTTCAGACTACTCACAAACTTTAGATAATCTTAATTACGCTTCCAATTATCTTTTAGATGTTAATAAATCGTTGAAGGCTTTTAGAAATTGGTGGTCATTTCATATACCATCAAATATAATAACAGTTCCATATTTTGATTCAGCAATATTTGATCCAGATGCAAGTTCACCTTATAGTAAGTTAAATCAAGGCATTTCTGTTATTACAAATAACACAACAAGTATGCCATCAGAAATTTCTTACAATACTCAATACAATTCTTATCTTTATTCAAATAAAAACTATTTAAGAAATATATCATCTTTAAGATCAGACATCAATAGATTTAAATCATATGAAGAAGTTGATACTAATAATTTTTATGAAAATTATATTGATTTAGATTACAGTTATCAAGATTCCGCCGAAATTATAACAAATATGGAAGCTCAGGGTGTTGTTTATATAATCCCAAACAGCTACTATGAGGAAAAAATAAGCGTATTTAAATCAAATGATATTTTTAGAGAACTTCATCCAGATATAAAAGCTTATTTTGGACGAATTACAAATTGGTGGTTATCTGGAGATCATATAATCTACAGACCTGGACTTATGAGTCAGGATGTTTGGAAATACGATCTTTCTGGATATTCTGAGTATGGAATGATTTTCCCACCAACTACAAAGAATCATCCTGATATTTTTGATAATAACTTTGCTGGTCAATTTGTAGTCTTTACAAGATCCACCAATTTCTGCGATAGACTTGATTTTAAGTGTTTGAATCCAAAGGCTCCTGTTACTACTGCTGGATGTACAGCTGGTGATCCATATTGCAACTGTCCAGCAAGAAATCGACAACCAAATGAACCAGAACCGTCATATATTGAACTCTATAAAGCAGAGCAAGAGATCAAAGAATGTGTTTTGATTGAAGAAAATCTTGGTCCAGAATGGTTGGGTTGTGTCTGGTCGGATTCAGAAAATACAGCAAGTTGCAATTGCCCAGAAATAGGGGATAGATTTATGGATTATCTCGAATACTCAAGAACCTATGCAACTTTCTGGAATACTCCAAAAATGACTCCGTTGATGAGAAATTCTCAGATGAATTTATTATTTGGGCAATATATTCAGCTAATAATAGGAAGAAATGACAATATTAAGATAGGTTCGATTGTTGAATTAATGGATGTAAACGACACCCAGCTATTTGTGAGTCCTTATAGAAGGTATTATGGAAAATGGCTAGTAACTGAAATATTCTTCAATTTCCAAGAAGGTATCAAAGAATATATGACGGTAGTTCTCCATAGAGATAGTTTTGCAAAAGATCCAAATGTTTCATCTCAACCATTTTATGTAAGAAAACTATTAATTTAATTAATAAATAAAAATATGAAACTAGTAAAAAATGTTTACTCAGACATTCCAATGTTTATCGAACCAAATCCGTTCGATAAGGATATGCCTCTAAAAAAGGATGGCAATGCTATACAGGAGTCTATTAGAAACATTATATTGACAAATAATGGAGAAAGACCTTTTGAATTTAATTTTGGAACTCCAACTTCCTCAAATATATTTGAAAATCCAGACAGCGATGAATTTAATCTCGGAGTAAATATTACATACAATGTAGTATTATTTGAACCAAGAGCCAGAGATGTAGCAATAAAATACGAATATAAAGACAAAACACTAGATGTGGATATAAATTATTTTATTCCAAATATCAATCAACCTGGTAGAATAACCATGGTATTAGAAAGAACCAGATAATGGCAAATAATAACGAAATCAATTTGGGTAGTTTAGATTATATTGAAATAAAAAGAAATCTACTAAATTATCTACAAAATCAAGATGAGATAAAAGATTTTAATTATGCTGGTTCAGTCATGAACAGTGTTGTTAGCTTACTGGCATACAATACTCTTTATTATGCTATGTATTCAAATGTCTTAGCAAATGAAATGTTTTTAGATTCAGCACAGAGAGAAGAATCTGTGGTATCTCTACTAAAACCTTTAGGTGTTAAGATACCCACTAAAACTTCCGCAATGGCTATAATACAAATTGGTGGTGTTGTGGCGATACCAAAATATACAAGATTTACTGGAACATCCTCAACTGGTATAAATTATTCATTTTATACCCTTGAAGATTATGTTGAAGCAGAATCTGGTAGCGAGTTTATAACAAATATTAAATTGTATCAAGCAAGGCAATTAGTAAAAGAAAAAGATATTACATCAGCATTTGATTTTGAAAATCAAAGTTATTTCATAGGCGATTCCAATGTTGATATTAATACTCTTACAGTTGAAGTAGATGTTGGTGATGGTGTATGGAGACTATGGACTGAACTTGATAATATTGGTGATAGTACAGAGAATCTAAGTCAAACAATATATTTTGTTGAAAGATTCGATACTGGTTTTGAAATTCAATTTGGAAAAGAAAATACTTTAGGCAATAAAATAGAAGAAGATTATAGAATTCGTATAAGTTATTTGGTGTCTTCTGGATCTGCTGGAAATAATATAGTATCATTCTCAACAACAGAACTAACATATAGTGCAATTGAAGTTATTTCTGGTTCTTCTGGTGGATTAGATTCTCCAGATTTATCATATTACAAATTTATAGCTCCAAAATTCTTTGCAGCACAAAATAGAGCTGTGACTAAAGATGATTTTTTAGCAATTTCTTCCGAATATTTAAAATCTAAAGGATATAATGTTACTAAATCTAACTTCAATGCATTTGGTGGTGAAGAATTTTTCCCACCAAAATATGGTAGAGTATTTGTTACCACTGACATTTTACCAAGAGAAGATATACTAGATCTTGTTGCTTATTTAAAAACTAAATGTACTTTGTCTATATTGCCTGAATTTGTTGAGAGTGAATCAAGATTAATCAGTTATGATGTTAAATTTGTTCCAACAAATTCAAATTTAACACAACAAGAAAAAAATACACTAATAAAAAATATAAGAGATTATTTAGTACAAAATTATTCTTATACGAATCAATATAATATTGATCTTAGAGGAGTTGAAGATGCTTTAATTAGTGTTTTTCCAATAAATTCAGCGACATTAAAAATTAAATTTAGTGGAATCGTTACGCCAAACATAGCTTCAACAATTTTAAATTTTGACAACAATGAAATTGAAATAAATGAAGGTTTAAATACAATTTCAAATAATTTTCAAGATAAATTTTCACAAACAGTATATCTGAGAGTTTTTAAAGCAACAAATCAAGCGATTGATGGATTTATAGATTTAAGAACATTTATACAATATCCATCAACTACTGCATACGATGCTTCAAAAAATTATGGAAGAATTAATATAGCTTCTGGAATTTTGGAATTATACAATATATCAAACTCTCCTGTAAATTTATTCTTTAATTTTAAAAATAATTTTTTCAAATCATCATCTAATATTAAATATACAATAGCTCCAGACAGAGTTGAACTTATATGATACCATTTATCCCATATGCTGGAATAACAAATAACAATCACGCTATAAATGCGCTTGTTACTTTAATATCAAATGAGATTGATACAATTTCAAGCGAATCTGATAATTTTGAATTGGGTCAATCCTTATCTACAGGTTTCAATTTTAATTCAGCTGAGAATTGTGGAACACTGTTTGATATTACAAAATTTATTCCAAATTGGGTTATAGTAGAAAAAAATAATAGAGCTGGTCAATTACAATCAACATTAACAATATATGATTTTTTACAAAAATACTATGATTGGCTTTATTGTGATTCACCTAGTGGGGCAAATTATTCACTATCTAGAAATTTACTTGATCTAATTGATATTAGAAAAACTAAATCAAATTTGATTCAAAATATCTACAAAATGTATGCTGGATCATTTGATGATTTATTTACTACTGATTTGAATGTTGCTAGAAATCAATTAGAGAATTTTTTAATAGGTATAAGAAAGAATTTTTATCATAGAAAAGGTTCAGAAGAAGCAGCTAGAAAACTATTAACAACTTTGTTTTTAATAGATGAAGAAGATATACAAATAGAAATTCCAAAGGAAAAAATACTAAGATTAAATGGTGGTAGATTTTATTCTCCAAACTTTAACTTCAATATCACAACTGGAATTACTGGAGATTATCTAACTCGCGGAGATTTAGCTGGTAGCTATTTAAATGGAAGTAAATTGCAGGATTCGGATTGGTTTCATGATTTTTCTTATATCTTATATGCTGGTCCAAATTATTCAAATAATAATGATTTAGAAAATCTGTATAGAAAATCAAATCATCCAGCAGGAATTAAGTTAATATTTGGAAAACAACTTTCAGATTATATCCCAAATGCGCCAAGTGATGAAGATTTATTCGTTTGTGAATATCCACTATTGAAAAATTACTCACCATATGTTTTAGGATCAACCTATCCAAATCTAGGATCGGTTAATGGTTTTAGTTATTCTGGATTAACTTTCTGTGTTGGTTGCGATGGTGTTTCTTATTCTGGATTTACTGGCCCAACTCATCTATTTCCAACTTGGGCGCAAACATTTTCAGCCAATACATTCCTAGATATAAATATTCAAGAATTTTTAACTTTATGCTATGATTCTGGTTTTACCAGCCCAAATGAAATATTGAGTTGTGACAATTGCGGCCCTGCATCATAACGGATATAAAAATGGCAAAAAAACAAAAAGACATTAAAAAATATTTATCTAGTATAGGAAAAACAGAAAATCTTCATTTTCTTATAGGAAAAACTGACAACTATATTGAAACTGGTAGCAATGAGGCTGGTATAGATTTATGGAATAATTCAATTTTTTCAAAGAGAGTCACTAGAAATGATGCTGTTGGAGTCATACCAAATATAACATGGAAAAGTGGCGGTGTTTATTATCCATGGAAAGCATTTTCTACATCAAATTCTGATTTCTATGTTTGGAATAAAGAAAATGGAAATGTTTATATTTGTTTATCAAATAATGAATTCAATAGAAAAGATCTATCTGGAACAATTGCCTCAACATATATTCCAAATCATGCCTATGGAATAAAAAAATATCCAGATGGGTATACCTGGTTGCCAGTTTATAGAATAACTGGAGACTATTTAAGATTTGTTAAAACTAATTGGATTCCAATTATTTCATTTGAAGATTTTAAACTTTCCTCATTCAGTACAGAGCAGCAAAATATTGAAAGTTTCTGCGACGACTCAATTGATACTAGTGGTTATTGTTCTCTGTATTTCAAAGATAACAAAAAAATAGCAATTACTGGTGGAACATTTGAGGATTATATCAAGGGTGAAAGATATAAAACTGTAGAATCTTCTTGTGGTGAGTGTTATTATCTTTTTGATGAAAATAACACACTACAGCCAGTTTTTTATGGAAGCACTGGAGATATAGTAGAAAATATATCAATTTTAGATAAATTTGATGAGATAGGGCAATTAATAGCTGACAATAGAATTCCATCATCCTCTGCATTCTATGCATTATATGAGATAGCAAATAATGGTCCAGACGATGGTGCTATAATATCTGCATCGCTTAATTTAAGCGATATACCATTAAGTCAACTTGTTGTAAATCAAGAAAATCCAGAATTTACAGTTATTTCCTTAACTGGATCTGGGGCAAGAATAAGATTAAAAACTTATAGAAATATAAATGGAAAATTTATAATTAATGGAATTGAAGTTATTGAGAACGGTAAAGATTATAAAGATATAATTTTAGATATTTCATCTAATATTTTTGCATCAAATATAAAATCACAAATTTTATCAAGTATAGAACTAAATCTTGATATTATTGATGGTTTAAATGTTGACCCATACGATGTATTGGAATGTAAAAATGTTTTAATCGATTCTAGAATAGAAATTCAGGAACTAGATCTGGCTGGAGTCCCATATCCAACAGAATTCAATTTATATGGATTGGTGTCCAATCCACTACAAAAACTTCCATCTGGCGATTATATCGTATCTGGATCTGAGTTGCCCCCAAATGTTACAAAAATTGCATCTAATTCTATAGAAGCAGCAGTTATTTATGAGGATGATATAGGAACTGGTACTATTACTAAAGCACCAGTAACTGGAAAAGTTTATGTTCCAACGATTGCAGATCAAACAGATCTAACCCAATTAGCAGCCTTAGTTCCAACTATACCACCATCACCAACCACCATTGTTTCCGCAAATATAACAACAGATGCAACACCAACATCTGAAGAATCATTTGTTACATTGATTGGAAGTAATCATGAAAATGTTTTGAATTCCCAATATGTAATTGATACTGATAATGAGAAGTTTTTCATCAATAGAATAATTAAAGAACCAGATCTAAAACAATATAGCGGAAAAGTTCTACAAGTTGTAAAAACTCCAGCAAATATAAAAATTGCAGATACTAATGGAAATTTATCTAGAATAATTAGAATAAATATAATAAGAGAAATTTAATGGCTACTACTTATTTCGGACAAGTAACAGGAACACAAAAAACATCTTTAGGAAGAGAACCATATTATTCTAGATTCACTGAATTTGAAAAACTAGATAAAAATTATATTTTAATTGGTTTTACACCTGGAATGGCTGTTCAAGCAGCTGAATTGAATGAAATTCAAGATAATTTTCAGAAAAATTTAACATTATCAAATTATATGTTTTCTTTCTGGACTCCAGTACTAGCTTCATATTTACAGGCCAATCCAGATGAAACTGTAGAATCCATACTATGGAACGGTGCTGTACCTTTGAATCCAGCACAAGTTCAAGTTATATCTGGCGGTATTAGATTTTTAGTTGGATGGTATTATTATACCCACCCAAGTGGTTTATGTTACTGGGTACATAATAATACACAGTTTGACTTATCCATTCAAATAAATTCATCAACAATTGGAACTTTTATAGGTTTAACAATTGATTCGTCGGACATCTCTGCCTTTGAGGATCAATTATTATTTGATAATTCTGGTGGATTTGTAAATACAAGTTCTCCAGGTGCTTATAGAATTAAAAATTCAATTATTGAATTTACAAATACTGGAAATCTAACAGCAATCAAACCAATATTGACAGTAACTAGCAATGGATATGAATGGATGAACGGGATTCCACTTTCAGGAGCATAATAAATGGGTGTTGAATTAAACACATATAGCATAACAACATTAAATTCTACGAATTCTTTTTATGATTGGTTTTTAAAAGAAAATACCGATATCATCGGTAAATTAAATCTTTTAAAGGTTTATGGTGCTACAAGTGGTGATGGGATTCTAGCCACCACTGATACAAGTGGTTTGCTTACTCTTTCAATTGGTGGAACTTCTGGAATTATAAAATCTCCATTAATATTCAACAATACTGTAACATTCAATGGACAAGTAAATGTTGGCTCTGTAAATGTTCAAATTTATGGAATGACTGCTGGTGCTGGATATACTTTTGGTATGCCAGTAAGAGTATACCAAAGTGGATCAGTAATAGGATATACAGCAGCAAGAGCAAACAATCCAGAGAATGCAGAGGTTATGGGTATAGTAACTTCTGTTGGAAATACTTATTCCTTTGTAACTGTTGCTGGAAAAATCGAGGGCGATTTTACAACCAGTTATGGTAAAGGATTAAGTGCTGGTTGTGTCTATTTCTTAGATCCAACCAATCAAGGAAAAATTACCGATGAGGAGCCAGCAGTAACTGGTTATGTGTCAAAGCCACTTCTTCTTGGTCTTTCTGGAAATGCGGCAATAATTCTACCATATAGAGGAAACTATTTAAATTCAGATTTAACAAGTTATGGATCTAGTGGCTCAAACCAAATAGTAATAATCATTGACTCTGCTTACAATGCATCATCAGAATTTAATTATATCGAAGTTGGTGATATTTTCTCCTATAGTCCATCTTATGCTGCTTCTGGGGCATTAGAAACTGGAAATAGGGTAAACTATGGTGGATGGTTCCATAGTATGAACTTGACCAATGAATTAAATTATATTGTTGGTGTTATAATTAATAAAACTATAGACGGCAGTGGTGATGCCATATTAACAATTCAATTGTCTGGATATACAAATGTGTATGACATTGAAACAAATGGTGGAATATATCTTACAGATAGTTTAGATTTAACCAGTAAAGCTGCAAATCCACAATGGATAAACACTGGTGGAGATCCTGGAACATATCTCCCAATCGCAACAATATATGATGATTCTTCAGATTCTGCTGTTATTAATATTCGTTCAGTTGGTGGTCAGAGTAATGTATCACTAAGATCCACTAGTGGTGAAGCAACATATGTCGATAATACTGTCGATAATATGCTTGTCAATGGTAATTTTGAAGTATGGCAAAGATCTGAAATTGGAAGAGAAAATCAATATACAACTACTGGAAATGTTGTTTTTGCCGACTTGTGGAGAAGACACGATGGACTAAGTGGAGATTCATCTACAAAAAATTATTATATAATTAGACAATCATTTGCCGATTATCAAAATGAAATTGAAGGTAATCCAAATTACTACATTGATGTAAAAGCACTTGGTGCAACTGGAATAACATATCCAGGTTTGATAAACGACGAATATCCATCATATGGAAGCTATAATCATGTTATGGTTGGGCATGTTGTTCCAGGTTGTAAAGTCTTTGATGGTAAAAAATTAGCAGTATCATTTTATGGTAAGACTTCACACTCTTCATATAATGATGTCAATGTTTATCTTGCAAGATATGCTGGAACTACACTATTGGATTATAAAGTGTTGGGAACTGCAAGTCTCGGAACAAACTGGGATAGATATGATTTTAATGTTGCAATTAGTGGTTTGACATCTTCAGCAACACCAATTGAAAATGATTACTGTGAAATTGGTTTTGATTTAATACCACTGATAACTCAAGCAAGAGCTGCTTCGGAATCGATAGCAACCAATGTTTTCATCTCTCTTGCTTCTGTAAATGCTGGAGCTGTGGATGGAAATATTCAGGCTCATAATTTCAAAACCTATGACGAGCAATTGAGATATTGTAGGCAGTTCTATTATTCAACATATTCTAGATCTGAAAGAGTTGGATCTCCCACCATGATTTCAACATTTGATGTTGCGGAGTCAACTCCAATTATGGTTCCAATTCCAAATTATTCGGAGAAGGTGCATGAGCTGAATATTGAGATGCGCACAACTCCAAGCGTAACAATTTATTCTCCATATTCGGGATCTTCATCGGAAGCCTATAATAAAACAGCAAATAGAGAATTGATATTATGTAATGGAACATATGGATATGGCGGTGCTGAGAGAACTTACACATCTGGAGATAGAATAACTGCAACTGCAAGAATAAATAGTGTTAGAATTAGTGCTGTTGCTGGAAATGTACCATATGATAAAATCTATTATCACTTTGTAGCCGACGCAGATTATCCAATATAATAGGAAAAAAATATGCCATCCTGTAGTACCAGTTCAAATATTAAATCATCAAACACAGTCGTTAGTTCATCAGATGGTGGAAGTAGACTTTCCTTTTTACTACAATCTTCAGCCATTGTAGCAACTGGACTCTCTTTGGGTGATGCTATTTATTACGATGTTGCCAGTGGCAAATATACAAAATCAAAAGCAGATAATGCCGTTACCGCTGAAGTTTTTGGTGTGGTTGAATCGATAGATGGAAGTGGTAATGCAAATGTAGTCATGTATGGTTCTATTGGTTTAACTGGAAACATTAACTTGAGCACAGGCGGTGCTGGTGGACATGATATTTACTTTTTAAGTGGATTAACTGCTGGTAAATTGCAGTCATTGGCTCCTACAGATTCGAACCATATAGTGAAAGCTGTTTATCAGGTAGCACCACATGGTGCTTATACTGGTGTCGTTGTAAATTACATAGGATATAAAGTTCAAGCATAATGGCAGATGAACCATTCATACCAGATTCAAGTAATATCCCATATAGGGGTTTGACTTTTTTTCGTAATTTTATTGGTATAACTGGACCAACTGGAAATCAAGGACCACAGGGTCCAGCTGGTGCTTGTGGTCCAAGTATTGTTGGCCCAACTGGACCAACTGGTGCTACACTAGTCAATATAATAAAACTTAGTGATAATTATTTTGAATTTTTCTATAGCGATAACACATCAAAACTAAGCCAATCTGAAATAGTTGGAATATCTGGGTATTCTAAAATATCTCTGGAAGGAATAAGTCTAGCCTCCTTTAGCGTTTTATCAAATTCTTTAATTGATCAAACTTATGACGGCGATTTTCCAGTTGATATACTGACATTTAAAGGTATATCGTCAAACTATGAAAATATTTTAAGAATATATTACGACAACACTTCAAATCCACCAGAAACAGTTGTTGTGGATTATAGTGCAGTAAATCTTGGCTTTATAGGAATTTCTGGTGGAACTCTTGGAAATTTACTTTACAATAGAACTGGGCAGAAACAATATGGAATTACAGCATCATTTTATGATGATTATGAAAAAGCTGTATTAGTACAAAATAAAAATATTCAAGAAGGCTTGGTAATTGCGAATCCAACTATATTCAGCAATTCATTGGCATGTTATAAAATAAATCCAGATGATGGTAGTGTCTTTTACATAAGTCCATACACTCAAAATTTGTCTACAAATAATGGAATAAATGGTTTTGCTTTCCTGATAAAGAAACCAGAACTAACCACACACTCTAGTGGATTGTCTCTACACATTCCAAATGGTTTTACTTATGGTGGAAACATTTACTACGCTACTTATGAAGATGAATCAGATATATCAAATGGAATAACATTTGCATCTAATTTTTTTGAAAGATTTGATTTATCTGGAATTGTTTGGCAAAATGATTCATATTTTTGTCCAGCAAAACAAAAATTTAATGTTATTAACATGATATCTTTAGGTGGAAGATATCTTGCAATCCCCGCTCAATATGATTCGGCACAAGCAGATATAACATCAACTCACGATACAATACCAACAACATGTTATCCTTTTGAAGATGAGATTGATGTTAATGCATCTGTAAACTTTGCAGAAGGATTATGTTGTCCAGTTAGCTGTTTTGGATCTGTGTCTGAATCATTTAAATCAAATTGTCCTGGATATTTTTATTATGGAAAAACTTTAGGCGATTCATCTCTATGCTCTTCACAAGGATTCTGCTGTTTTTACAATGGTAATGCAAGTGCAGATCTAACATTTTGTCAATGCAAGGCAATTGATCCAAATGCAATTTGGCATCCATATAGAGGAATAGTTACAAATAGTTCATTCTTTCAATGTTCCCAAACTGTTGTTGAACAGGAACAGGGTGCTTATTGTACTGGAGTAAATCAAACAGGTGGAATAACATCAAAATCTAATGCTATATTGAATCAATGGTATTTTCATGGAACATGTACTAAAAATTTTGGAACTGATAATGGGCAACTTGCATATATTTGTCAGGATGGTTATGGTGCGTGTTGCGATAAAGGAATAACATGTGAAAATAATGTTATTTATAGTGATTGTTTTGCAGATAATAAAAGTTATTCTGGTGCAAATTTAACATGTCAAGAAATTAATTGTTCACCTGATAACATTCCATGCTTTCAGGGAGTTCCTGGAATAGGGGAATTGAAACAGGGAGATGAATTTGCTGGTGGTGTCGTTGCTGGCTTTTTTGATTTTTCTAATATAGTTTCTGGACATAAAGTCTTTGATAATTTTAATTATGATGTTAATTTATTTGGAAAGCCACCAGCAGACTTAACAAATAGCTATAATAATATTTTTCTAAATGCTAGTGGATTTTATAAGAGAAATTATAGATCTCTTAAAGATTATTCAGGATATGGTGTAAATGCGTATCCTGAATCTAATATATGTGGAAATTCTGATACATTTATTATAATTGTTGCAAAAGAAGATATAGAAATAAATGGAAATAAAAATTTTATATGGAGTAAAAATAATCTTTCTTGGGGTCCATTATATGATCCAATAACATTAACAAAAGACACAGAAGATATTTTAACTAAAACATATGCAGATGAAGGATATATTTTTGAAAATAATTCAACTATATCTGTAGCATCTTATGCTTCTTTATATTCAAATTCTTTCAGAAGTTGTGCTACGGTAAGAACGATAAATGATTATGCCATCTGGATTTATAATGCACCCAAGCAATCTATAAATGGTTCATGGACTAGAAATTATGGGTTATATAATACTGGTAGACTATGTGGTGCTAGAATTTCTTCTTTTGATCCAGCATATGCACCAGATCCAATATATGCTAATAGTACTAGTTTAGCCGATGCTATAACAAAATTTAATATAGATAATCCACCAACATCAGATATAGAATCAAGTTGGTTTGTTCCTAGTCATGATGAGATGGGATTTTTATTTAATTTAGTTTTAACTGATACTGATTTTAATTTAAATTCATCATTATTATTGAGTGGATTTGAACCAATTATTGGAAGTTATTGGACATCTACTGGATCATTTGATCTAGCTTTATTAAATGGTTTTGCAACATCAACAACAATAGGAACAAGAGCTTGGGCATATGATTTATTTACAACTCCTTTTGGATCTTCTACTTATTCTTTCGATGTAGCATATACAAGAACAAGTGAGAGAAAAATAAGACCAATTAAATTAATAAGATGTGATGGAAGACATCCACTACCAGGTTCAAATAATTATAAATTCTGGAGATTCCCAATCATAAATATCTAATATGTCGATTTTAGGAAGCTCAAATTTTGTCTTTTCAACGATCAGTACAAGAGTTTTTGGTGTTACTGGTCCAACTGGCCCTGTTGGTATAACTGGTGCTACTGGAATCACTGGACCTTTGGTTCGTGGAGCCACTGGAAATACTGGTTATGGTATAACTGGATTTACTTCGACATCTTCAAATATTTTAACTATATTTTTAGGTGATACTGGAACGATTCAAATTAATATTCAGGGTGCAACCTCAGAGTATGAAAATCAGTATGCTGTTGTTAAGGGTGTAACTACTAATGGAATATCCGTATTATATCATTACAACGAAGTTCAAAAATCTCAAAATTTATTAGAATTGGGAAAAACTGATTATCTGAAAATTAAAGGTATAACTTTTAGAAGTTCCACAGGATCTATAGAATCAGTTTCAGTAACATCTAATCAAATTATAGTTCAGGGTAAAACCTATAATTTTTTCCCAGTTGGTGAAACTGGAAATATTGCTTATATCTACACACCAACAAAGGCAAAGGGAGTTCCGAATAGTTATTGGGATGCTACAACGCAGACCTTAAGAATTCCATTAGCTGGTGAAAGAATAACATTATACAACACTAAAAATTTTAATGAAACACTAGCAAATTTAACCCAGGATATAGTGGGTTATACTGGTGCAACTGGAATAGCAGTTCCAGTTTATTCATATTCTCCAGATATTGGCTATAATGTAAATAAACAAAGATTTGAAGAAAAGATAAACAATACTTTAAATGGATTTACATATACACCGAATCTCTTCATTGGAAGTAGTGGTGGTGTCGATTTAGATTATAAGTTTTTACCAGTTACTATTAAGAAAAATTCTATATTTACTCCACAAGTAATAGGTGCAACTGGGAATATAGGTTCATGCTGCTTCTGTGCGTTAAATGAGACAGTATCAGATATTAAATGTTTAGATTATGTTACAAAGCAATATTGCTATGATATGGGTGGAAGTTTCAGCACGGTAGAATGCGTTAAAAGATATGTTTCAAGTTTAGAAAATGGAAGTGGTGATTGTTTCGCAGAAGGTGCTTGCTGTGTTAACGGGGAATGTATAAGCACCTCACAAGAACTATGTTTGAAATATAATGGAATTTTTTACCCAAATGAAGTCTGTCATCCAGTGAGAGGTAGTATTGGTGAGGGATATTTTAATTGCCCAAGTTATTGTCCTCTAGATGATCAAACTGGAAAATGCTGCGTAAAAGGTAAATGCTACGATGATATAACAAGTTTTGCTTGTGAAAGCATACCAAATAGTTCATTTCATCCAGGAGAAAGCTGTGATGGTGATTGTGATCCAGATTGCTTAGATACCTTACGGGGTGGATGCTGCAAAGCTGATGGTAGTGAATGTAACGATGGTTATACACCAGTAGAGTGCAAAGAAAGTGGTGGAATTTTCTTAGGGCCAGGTGAAGTTTGTGGTCTAAATTCCTGCTGCGGAAACAACTTCAGAGGTGAATATTTCAATTCATCTGAAGCGTGTAAATATTCAGAATTGATCCCATGTTTACCAATAGGGACTTATGTTGGTGGTGGATATCTTGTTGGTATTGTTGGAGCACCATCACCCTGTTCAGTTTATTCAAATCCATTGGTTGCTGAAGGTCAACCACTTTCTTGTAGATATTTTCCAAGAGGATTTATGCCAACAGATCCAACTTGGAAATATAAAAACTGTTTTGGTGAATCTGGTGTAACTTTTGGCACTACTTCCCTTCCTCCATCATCACTTAATATCAAGTACTTTACAAGAACCTATCCAGAAGTTTTGACAGAAGATAAGCAAAGAATAAATTCTTGCTTGTTAAAAGCTGGTTTACCATTCATAATGCAAACATATGAAGGTGTTGCCAGACAAACTGCAACATTAAATACTCCAGTTGAGTGGGATGATGGAATCATGTTCAAGGATAACCTAGAATATGATATTAGAAATGGAACTTTCTCATATTCATTAGAACATCTTTCAAATATTTCAATGTTTGAACCTTTAGGTTTTGTTGGCTCCTCAACTTATCTTAAGTTGGCAAAACAATTTTACGGTGAAACTCAAATTCATATGCTTTGGGCTATAATCGTTGCCCCAGAAGATATTGAAATATCTGGTAGTAAGAATTTGTCTTGGGGAATATCTGAATCAAGAGTAAGAGGTAATGGTGAATTTGGATATAATTTGGAACCAATTTCAACATGCATGATTGACGGTCTTCTAACCACAAGAATGCATGACGAAACTTCCAAAGAAAATACTTATTTTTGGTTTAGAGATTTAGCTGAAAACGATTCAAATACTGGGGTAGATGCACTTGCTTTTGATAGATTCGTATTCTATAGCAATGGAGCCTATCCAAATAGTAAGTGGCAAAATAATACAATTGAAAATACCATTGAAACAAATGAAAATGAATTTAAAAATTCATATGCAATTTTATGGGATAATATGACTGATTCCGACAGCTGTATGAAGCAAATTTCTGTTTTGAATCAAACTGGATTAAATGGATACAATGATTGGTATGTTCCAAGTATCATTGAATTGAACCATATTTATGGAAATCTAACTGAACTAAATACTGCAATAGCATTAAATGGTGATGATGTGTTTGCAGCACAAAAATATTGGAGTTCTTCCAGTATGTGTACTCTACACAAGTGGAATGTAAATAATCATTTGGATAAGAAATACTATGAAATATTCGAAACTCCAAGTGGAGAATTTAATTCTAAATTTAGATTTACAAAAAATGATTTTAATCTAACAGAAGATAAATTATACGATTTAAGTATGAATGCTTGTGCTGGTGAAAAAATGCTAACGCAAAATTTTTCAAATGGATTTGTAGAATCACAAAATAGAGATTCTAAAGTAGCCAGATTGAGGCCAATAAGAAGAATTCCAATTTTAGTTTATGAAGATTCTTCTTATTCTATAAAACTAGCTGAGGATGATTTTAACTATAATTCATGCCCAAGTTGTCCAGATGGAACTACATAATATCTTATAAATAATTAAAATTATGTCAAGCAGCACTATTGGAACACATTCATATATCGGACCAAAAGGACCAAGTGGAGCAACTGGTTCAAGGGGTGTAACTGGAAGTACTGGAAATACTGGTCCAATCGGAGCAACTGGTCCATATGGTGTTTATATATTATCATCAAATCCAACAAATACTGGAATAATTTTAAATCTTTCTGATGGATCTACAAGCACAATAACTGGAAATTTTAGAGGTGCTACTTCTGAATTTTTGATCGCTGGAGTGAGTAGTGGTGACGGTATAACTTTATACTATACATACTCTTCTGGTGAGTTGCAAGTAAAGGGTCTTTCGGCCACTGGTTCTTTATATTTGACAGAAGATGAAAACTTCGTTTACTTCAACACAACATTGGCAGAAGTTCAGTCGGAGTTAGATATTGCCAATTTGAATGTTGATACTTTGGTATATTTAAAGACAAATTATCAAATTTCAAGTACTACAATCGGTGTAACTTATGACGGTGTTTATAACAGTGGAACCTTGGTATACGATGATAAGGGAAATACAAAATCAAAATTAAATTCTAGATCAAAAATTAAGTTTGTACAATCTAGAAACATTTTTGATACACCAACATATCTAAATGTTGATGATGCTGGATTATTCTATATAACGACTCCAAACGGTATTGCTGGATTCACTGGAACATTTAATAAAAATGAATCAGTATCTATAACTTTAATTTTCCAAAATGAAGATATATGGTATTTTCCAGAAAATGTGTATTTTGAAAATGGTGAAAACTACTTAACTTGTGGAAAATCCATAGTCAACCTGACAACCACAACTCAAGGTGAGAGCTGGTCAGCGACGGTTGCTGCTAGAGGTTTTGATGTTGATAATGACAATTGTCCAATAACATATACTTTTGGTTCTTGCTGTTATACAAATTTTGATGGAACTCTTGGTTGTAATGAATATGTCACAAAGGATCAATGCGATAGATTATTTGGAACATTTAATGCCCTTCAATCGTGCATAAATTCCTGCGGTATAACTGGAATTTGCTGTTCAAATGGTAGATGTCTTGAAAATAGCAATCCAACTGAATGTGAATCATTTGCTGGCACATTCTACAGGGGAATAACATGTGGAGCATACGCAAATGACCCACAGGGTACAAATTTTGGAAATAGATTGTGTCCATACTACTGTGGCGATTATGAAATTGTTTCCTGCTGTAAAGATGGTATATGTTTAGGTAGCAATTTTACCAGACTTTTATGTGAGGAATATCTTGGCGGTGTTGGATATACTGGATCATGTAACGATGTAAATTGTTGTGAAGATGCTGTTGGTGTTGGCCCATGTTGCACAACAGCTGGCTGTGTTGAACTAAATAAAGTTCAATGTGATGCAGCTGGTGGTGTTTTTATGGGTGAAGATTTAAACTGTTCAGAAATTAACTGTGATTGCATATATTCTGTTCCAAAAGGTGCTTGCTGTTATTCAGATGGTAGTTGTTCTATTTTATCATTTACCGCTTGTGTGAGTAGTTCTGGTTCTTATCTTGGAGATTACACCACATGTGATCAATGCCCACAACCAGAAGAAACTGGAGCATGTTGTAAAACAGACGGTACTTGCTCTGTTATAACTCCAGCACAATGTGCTGCGGCTGGTGGAAATTATAAAGGTAAAAATACAAATTGCTCAACATGTGATACTGGTGGTGATCTTGGTGCTTGCTGTGATGATATAAATCAAATTTGCGATCAAAGGACACAATCAGAGTGTGAAGCAATTGCTGGAAGATATTTGGGTGAAAATACTGATTGTCAGCAATGTGGTTTTGGTGGTGGTGGTGGTCCCGATCCAGATCCATGCCCAGCAGTTGAAGATGAATCAGATTGTTTTTCAGCTCAGGCAAGAGTATTAACATGTGAAGGTGTTGTAGATTTTAATCGTGGTCAGGATGCTGTATCTTCACCAGTAAATAATACAAGTACAACTGTAACATTTTTATCACCAGATACAAGCGTAGATTCTATTTTGACCCCAGGAGTTGTAAACTATGCATTGTCTGAAACTAATCAAGTAATTACTGGTGCTCCAAAAATATATTTCAGACAGGGTATTGGTGTAAAAGATATATTCATAACAAAGGAAAATTTTAGATCTATAACACCACAAACTGGAGTTGCTTATCCAAATTATTTTTACAATGGTGAACTAGCAACAGATCCAAATTTTCCACAGGGTGAAGATAAACTTGCTAGAATTTGCTTAAAAATAAAATGTGATACTGGAAATCCTGAAAATTTTAGATTTTATCTGTTAAGAACACATTATCCAAGACACTTTGCACATAATTTAGCGGCACTCAATGGATATGTCGATGAAAATGATAATCCATTTGAGTTTATTAATCCAACTGATCGAAGTTTAGAAGAAAATTTAGATCCAACTACTGGATCAATAAAATATAAAATTAGTGTTGATCTTGTTGATGAATTTGCATATATGCCATCTACTGTTCAGTTGAGAGATCAATTGAATAATCCATTGTTGGGATTGAAGCGAGAACCAAATAGAAGTGCAGACTTCGATATTAATGGAAATGCACTATTTAATACAATTCCACAAGAACTTACACCAAGACCAGAAATAATTCCAGGTGGATTGACCACTGCCTCAGATTTGACTGATTATTATCTCAAATTGGGTCTTAACATAATGGGACTCACTAAAGGTTTTGAAAATTCTACTGGATATGTAAAAGGATTTACAACTGCTGGTGATATAGTAAATTTTAATAGTTCTGGAAGTATTAATATTTCTGGAACTTCAAAGCCCTTTCAATATACGACCAATACAACTTCTAGAATGTTTGTTACTTATAATTATCCATTAATTAATACTAATTATACCGTTTCAACAAACATATCACAATTAAAAGTATATAATATTTTAGAAACATTTCAATTACTAACTCCAGTTTCAACCTCTGGGGATCAAAGTCCATTTCATGATCGAATGAATGCGATCATTCAGTTTTATTATAATAAAGAATTACTAGATAGATCTAATAACAATCTATATACTGCATCAGAATCTGAACCTGGTAAAATAAATCCACAAAATAATAGCAGTGCTGTCTCTGCCACTATAAATTCTAGTGGAAATATAGTTGGAGGTATAGGAATTCCAGTTGGTTATTTTAATATGGGTTACACCTATATGAGAGCTTCCGATTCCATATTTCCAACTTTTCCAAATTCTAATACAAATAGTATAAGATCAGTATATAAAAAATATGCGAGAACATCAAATTCATTTTCAAATACATTCATAAATAATATTGAAGCCGAACAATCAGATTCAGTACCATATCAATTTTATGGATTAAATTATCCAGGACATCCATTAACAGTAGACCTATTGAATCCAAATTATCAGGCTAGAAAAGAAACTACTGGAGGTTTTGGTCCTGGTGGTTCGACAGTAATACCAGCCGTTGTATCTGCGAATACTTATAAAACAAAACCATATGATATTATATACGACAGCGGACATATAGAATTTAATCCGAATGACACAAATGCTCCATATAAAAGATATCTTTCAGAAAGCAATATTGGAAATTTTAATACTAGCACTCAAATAGTAGAACAAGATTATACAACTGAAAGAGTTATCGGTTATTTATCCAAAGCTATTAATGATCCTTACGATCAAGACAGCATAACTTTACCATATGGTAGAATGAAGTATTTGGGAGATGGTGAATTTGTCTTCTGTATAACTATACCAAATCCAAAAGATTATATTAATTACAATGATACAGGAGATGGAGAAGCTGGAATTGATATTGATCCAGATAAATTTACAGATAGAAGATTAGTTGCTCATAATACTCTCAGACTTGTTTTATTCACAGACATAAAACCAACTGAAAATGATTCGGTTAATCAAAGTACTAGATCTAAAATAACATTAGGAAATGAATGTCACGGTTTAGCCTGTGGATTTTCTGTTCCAAATTATGAACCAACATGTCCACTCTGTAAGGATTATCAAGTTCAAAATGAAACAAATTATGTTATAGGTTCTGGAATTCCAACTTTAAGTGGTTGGGGTGTTCAAACTATTAGAAACAATCCAGATTGTGACGAACAAACTACATCCCTTTGTCAATTTGGCTCTCAAGATCCAAATTGTTCAGAATGTTTACCTTGTTGCTTTTCTCCAAATAGAATAGACAAAGCCATAATAACATCTTGTCAGGATTCTGAATCTTCTTGTGGTTGTAGAGGTTCTATAGAATACAATAGTGCTCAATCTTGTCCAACTGGTACAGTAAGTTGTGTTGAAGTCGGAGATCCATGCATACAGCATAGAACTGTTTTAAATGTTTTAAAGAATCAATTAGGTGGAGATTTTACATGCACTGGTGGTGGATTAATTCAATATTGGTTCCCACTTCCTGATGTCTTTTTAGATACAGCCCCCGATTTGGTTCAATATTTGCCAAGATTTGCCATCTATACTTCTCAGGGAAGTAGCACTTCATCAATAAGAGATAAAATGTGTGCTCCAGTAAATTCTGGAACAGACGAGTGCCCAAATGAACAAAATAGTATTTGTGGAAATTTCTGTTTAACAAAGAATGACGGAACGAAGATAACCTGTCAACAATTTATAGATCAATATAATAATAATCCTGGATTTGAAAAAATAACAAATATACCTCAAAATCTTTTACTAAATTTACAACAAAATCAGGTAAATATTCCAGGAGAAATGTTCTATAGAGAAAGACCAAACAATAGCTGTGTAACTGCATTTGCTGGTACTGTTTTAAAGAAACTATATATTTCTGATACCGATTATGTTTGTGTACCTGTAGATGCAACTGATCTTACGGCAATAAACAATCTTGAAGATTGCGTACAAGGAGAATCATGAGTATTCAATTTAGATCAAGAGTTAAATCAGTAAAGGATTTTGGTTCTGATCTAAAAAAAATTGGAACTTGTTGTTATACAGATGGAACCAGCGACCAAATAACATTTTATGAATGTTTTATCAATAATGGAACTTTTTTGGTAGGTGATAATGTTTCTTGCCCACAACAAGGGGAAATTGGAAATTGTTTTGCTTGCTCTTATCTGACATTTGATCAAAAAATACAAGTAGCAAACAATCCAGCAGTTCTTGGTGCGAATCCAGATTGGGGTAAAGCTACAACATCACAATGTGAGTGCTCAAGAATAGGTGGAGTTTTTCATCCGACAAATCCCTTAAATCTTCTAGGTATCGATGCAAGAATTCCTCAATCTTGTTGTTATTTTGCATATGATGCCTCTGGATTTCCTATAGGAATAACATGTGAGAATGTTTGTTCGGAGAGAGAATGTTCATTGAGAGGTATAACATTCAATGATGGAACATTGAGAAATGTTCCAGTTTACAACAGTTCTGAAACTTGTGCGACATCTAACTGCTCAACATCTGGACTTACAGATTTCCTTTACAAACAAATGGCAGTTGGTGCTGCATCTACCACCACAGAGGATGTTGGTGCATGTTTTGATTTGACTAAAATTACTACTGGATTTTCATATGAGTGCAATCTTTCATTTAAGGATGATTGTTTTGGATACTGGATTTCTCCAGAAACTGAAGAAGATGGTTTTGTCTTCTGCAATTCAAGCTTTTCACCAGAAAATCCAACGAAACTAGCAAATAGAAAAATAGAACCATACAGTATGTCCGAGGTTGATTTTGACCTTTTAGGGTTGACTTCTGGTGATGAATTCCAGGGTGGAATTTATATAGGAAAATTTACAGTAAATTCGTCATCCTCTAAAGTTTATGGATCTTTGAATCTCAAAGAACCAGTTGAACAACACTACAATGATACGACACCAAGAGATGTTTATTCGAAATGGGCCTTGATTGTTGATAAATATGACTACTATGCAGTTTATATGTCTCCAGAAGAGCAAACTTCTACGATGCCAAATACATCGTTATCGGATGGTTTTTACAATTGCTATGGGGATAGAATAAATTTCTATGGGCATGGAACAAAACTCATAAATACTATAACAGGACAAATTAGAAGAGGTTTTGCCGATTATTACATACCAAGCATCATAGAATTGTATTATTTATCAAATAAAATAAATAAAGATTCTTCGCTAAAGACCAAGTTGAATATCAAGAATAAATTAGCTTCTTCTTCTATATTTTATGAAAATATTTTATCAAATAGTAGTGAAAAATATAGTTTTAATGGGCATGTATTTGTTTATGGGCAAAATTTTACAAATACCACAAAGTTTGGATATACCGTATTGATGCCAACTGACACGAATGTATATTTAAGATTATTCAGAAAGGTGATTTTAACATGAGTTGTAACTGCAATAAAAATAAAAATAATGAAAAGTTTAGAACAGAAGAAATCAAAGAAGATACATCTATAAAGAATAAAATTAGCATGGTGCAAAATTTTGCATCGGCCATAGCTTCAAGGGGAATATCGAATAAAAAAGTAAGTCTTCCAGTAAAACAGTTAAGGGTCATGTCTTGCTTTGGAAATATGAAGCAGGGTGGAGAGCTTCCACCATGTGAGCATCTCAAACCAAGCGTCACTCCTGGAAAATTCTTCTGCGGTGGTTGTGGTTGTGGGGATAGAAAAGGCACTTGGCTTGTATCTAATGGTGATGAATATTCAAAGTTGGATTATCCAAAACTTTCTTGTCCATTACAAATGCCAGGATTTAGCAATTATAGAAAATCTGAAGAATCAGAGGGTCAAGATCCAATAACTAGAAGATATTACATCGAAAATAACATAAATTATTCAGATCTTGAGAAAATTCCAGTAACAGTCCCCGATCCAAAATAATAAATATTTTAAGAGATAAAAATGTCAAGACCAAATTCTAGACAAACAATAATAGACTATGCTCTAAGAACACTTGGATTTCCAGTTATCGAAATAAATGTCGATACTGAACAATGTGAAGATCGTCTAGATGAAGCTCTTGATTTTTTTGTGGAAAGACATTTTGATGGAGTCGAGAAAGTCTTTTTTAAATATCAACTGACATCAACCGATGTTGAAAATAAATATATCAATACTAATAATATTTTAGGTTGGGATGGAAGTGCTACATCAAAGCCAAATGGTAGCAACATAGTATCCGTTGTCAAATTATTTCAATTTGGAAATTTTGCAAACATCGACATGTTTGATCTAAAATATCAACTTGCATTAGTTGATTACTTTGGAATAAACAGAGGATATAACGGTGGTGGCTCTATGGGTCTGGCTTCATATGATTCTACGAAAAGATATATAAAACTCATTGAAGATTTCTTTCAAGGTGAAAAAGCACTAAGATTCAGCAAAGTCACAAATAGAATACACATAGATTGCAATTGGAGTGAACTCAAGGCTGGAGACTATTTGGTTTTCGAGACATATGCAGCCCTTGATCCTGAATTATATACAAAAATATTTGATGATCGTCTTTTAAAGAAATACTTAACTGCATTGATTAAAAGACAATGGGGAGCAAACATGGCAAAGTATGATGGAGTTCAATTGCCAGGTGGAATTGTGATGAAGGGTGGTCAGATTTATGCCGAAGCAGTTCAAGAAATAGCAGCCATAGAAAATGAGGTTTTGACATCATACGAATTACCAGCATCTTTCTTTATGGGATAATAAATGGCAACTAATCCATTTTTTAAATTTTCACAACTAGATCAAAAATTACTAGATGATCTAACAATAGAAACCATAAAAGTTACTGGTCAAGATGTTTTATATGTTCCTAGAGAATATTTTAAATTGGACAATATTCTTGGTGAAGATATACAGTCGAAATTTTCAACAGCGTATAAGATAGAAGCATACATCCAAACGATCTTTAGTTTCGATGGACAAGCTGATGTCATCAGCAAGTTCGGCGTACTCATTACCGATAGAATGACAATTCAATTGTCTAAGACTAGATTTAAGAGAGAAATATCCACAAAAGAAACAGAGATCTTAAGACCAAGAGAAGGTGATTTGGTTTATTTTCCATTATCTGGAACAATATTTGAAATTAACAAATTGGAAGACGAGATTCCATTCTATCAATTGGGAACATTGAATTGCTATACATTGACACTGGAGGCTTTCGTGTATTCTCACGAAGAATTTACAACTGGAATCGATGTTTTGGATTCTGCGACCACTGACAGAACATCCTATGTCAGAAGATACAATCTGGTTGGAAAGACAAATGGAACTTATCTTGTTGGGGAATTTGTAAATCAATCTGGTTATACAGCAACAGTTCAAGAGTTCCAAAAGGGTTATACCTATTCAAGACTCTTTGTTTATGATGAAGTTGGAACTTACATATCTGGGGCCACATTGAGTGGTGCTATTTCTGGTGCTGGATATACAGCATTCTCAACCTATCTGACAAATACCATTATCCAAACTGATCCAATCAGAGAAGAAAGCGATGGTGATAATTCATATCTGGAAGCTGAAAGATTGGATAAGACTTTATTCAATCAAAGTGAAACAGATCCATTCTCGGAAGGACAATATTAATGTTTGGAGAGACAAATGCCTATTACAATGAAACTCTGAGAAAAAGCATAGTTGCTTTTGGATCTTTATTTAATCAGATAACCATCTTGAGAAAAGACTCAGAAGATGAGATAACTTCAAAGATAAAAGTTCCAATCGTCTATGGTCCAAAAGAGAAGTTTATCTATAGACTGACAACCGAAACTGGCGTTACTGATAAGACACACATACAGGCAACATATCCAAGATTAGGCTATGAGATAATCAACATTCTATATGATCCTACTAGAAAATTAAATAGAATGATACAGAAAAGATTATCCACTGAAAACTATACAGATACAACATATATGGAAATACCATATAATATCAATATAAATCTGTATTCATTTACAAGATCTCTGGAAGACAATCTACAAATTATAGAGCAAATTGCTCCATACTTTCAACCAGAATTCAATTTGTCGATCAACTACAACACAATAAATCAGGCAATAGATGTTCCTATTGTCTTGAACGATATAAGCACATCTGAAGATTACGAGGGTGATTTTTCTACCAGAAGATCAGTAACCACGGTCTTTAACTTTACAATGAAAACCTATCTCTATGGTCATATTAAGAGAAATATTTCTATGATCATAGAAAATGCAAATGTAAGAATTTACAATGGTCTAACTACAGCCCCATCAGCTTTGGTTTACGATGTTGGATATACTGGAGATTCTATAACTGGAAGTGGAATATACTACTATGAGAATTAAAAATGAAAGACCCTTTTGAAAATATTGCAAATGCTTTAGAAATTACGAACAATGATGTTATTAATAAACCAGTTGAAAAAACAGCAATAACTAAAGAAATAAAAAGAAGTAGAGAAGAAGTTTTAAATAATGATTTCAACGATGCTAGAACAAATTTAAAAGAACTAATTTCAAATGGAATGGATGCTCTAGATGGAATAATGAAGGTTGCAAATGCGAGCGACTCTCCAAGAGCCTATGAAGTTGCAGCTTTACTTCTAAAGACAGTTTCCGAGATGAACAAAGATCTGATTGTTGTTCATGAGAAAACAGAAAACATTCAAAGAGAAAAAATTACAAATATAACAAATAATTCAATTTATGTTGGATCAACGACAGATCTACAGAATTTAATTAATAAATCTAGAGCACAGAACAAGGTTATAGAAAATGACAGCGTATAAAAAAGCTCCAGGTTATTTGGGAAATGCGAATTTAAAACCCGCAGGGGTCAAAATTGAATTTACCGAAGATCAGGTGAAAGAATATATCAAGTGTGCAAATGATCCAATATACTTTGCAAAAAAGTATGTAAAGGTTGTTACCCTAGACAAAGGTGTTACCGACTTCGATCTATACGATTATCAGCAAGAACTGGTAAAGGCTCTATGCGATCACAGATTCGTAATAGGAAAGGTTTGTCGTCAGGCTGGTAAGACCACTACGGTTGGTTGCTGCTACCTTCTTCATAGAGTCTTATTCAATCAAAACATGAGTGTTGCTATTCTGGCAAACAAGTTAAATACTGCAAGGGATATTTTAGGCAGAATAAGAGAAGCCTATGAACATTTACCACAATGGTTGCAGCAAGGTATAATAGAATGGAATAAAGGTTCAATTCAATTAGAGAATGGCTCAAAGATATTGGCAGCTGCAACCTCATCCTCAGCGATTCGTGGTGGATCTTTTAATATAATTTTCTTGGACGAGTTTGCCTTCGTTCCAACTACTGTTGCTGAAGAATTCTTTTCGTCAGTTTATCCAACGATCACTGCTGGTCAAAGCACTCAAATGATCATCATCTCAACCCCAAGAGGGTTGAATATGTTTTATCAGTTGTGGAAGGGTGCAAGCACTGGACAGAATGAATATTTTCCATTTGAGGTTAGCTGGAGGCAAGTTCCCCAATATCCAGGTGGACCTCTGAGGGATGATGCTTGGAGAGAAATTCAAATAAGAAATACATCGGAAAGACAATTCGATGCAGAATTTGAATGCTCATTCATAGGATCTGCGAATACCTTAATTGATGCAAATAAATTAAATGTATTGAGTTATGGAAAATCCAGATTTAAGAATCATGAGGGATATACCGTATATGAAGAACCTATAAAGGGTGACGAGGAAAAGAAAACAGACGATCATCTCTATTTCATGACCGTGGATGTTTCAAAAGGTCAGGGTAGTGACGATAGTGCATTTACAGTTGTCGATATATCAACTATTCCATACAAAGTGGTTGCAGTTTTTAGAAATAATACAATATCACCATTACTTTTCCCATCATATATTAGAGCCGTGGCTAAAAAATATAATAACGCCTATGTGATGGTGGAGATTAATGATATTGGAAATCAGGTTGCAGAAATCTTACATAATGATTTACAATATGAGAATTTGATAAAATCTAGTTTTAAAGGTCACCATGGACAAATTATTGGAGAAAATGTCAACGCAAAAAGAACATACCTAGGTGTCAGAACCACACATCCAGTAAAAAAACTAGGATGTACGATATTAAAAAATTTAGTAGAGAATGATAAAATCGTCTTCCACGACCCAGATATCATAGATCAATTAACGACCTTCATTGCTGATGGTCAATCGTATAAAGCCGATGATGGACACAGAGATGACTTGGTGATGTGTTTGGTTCTTTTTGCTTGGGCAACCAGACAAGATTTTTTTGAAAACATCACAAATAAAGATATAAGAATTGAACTATATAATAATGAAATTGAAAAAATAGAATCAGAATTAATTCCTTTTGGTTTTATAGAAGATGGTATGAGTTTTCTTGATGGCGATTGGGATGGTGAAGATAGATGGTTTGATGGTAAGAAAGGGAAAAATTCCATTTCAACGCAATTTTGGATGTTTTAGTCAAAATATTTAAAAAAATATATATTTAAAGAAAATAGGAGAAAATCATGCCATATCCAGGCGTAACTGTAAGAATATTAGACGAATCATTGGTAGTTTCAAATTCAGAGCTAGACTCACCCACAATAGGTGGGTTTTTAGGACTACCTGGAAACCACTCAATGAAATTATTTGCCTATAATGGGCCAACTGGAACTGAAGCACAACAAGGATATTACTATGTTGAAAATCTAGCCGATTGGTTTGCTAGATTGACTTCATTTTATAATTATAACTACCCAGGTTTTTCTGGAACCAACGGTGCTACTCTAGCCGCTAGAGATCTTTTAACCAATGGTGCTACCGCATGGACTGATGAATGGTATCATGTTCACAACTTCCTTCAATATGGAGCACCATGTTATGTAACATGGCAAGATTCTGGTGCAACTATGGACTTCAAGTATCTTGACATTGATGTTGTATTCTCTGGTTCTACAGGAAATGGGGGAACTCCAGCACATAATGCTTATGTTTCTTCCATGATTGACGAAAGAGCATCTACACCAAATCCAGTTTTTGGAGTTTTAGCTGTGCATTCTGGAACAACTATAACTGGAGCCATGACTGTTACATCTTCACCAACCTCAGCACAATATGCTGCTGCTGCATTTGGTGAGAAGAAACATTTCAATGTTGCAGGAGATCCAGCAAATCTAATTATCAGTTCTCTAGCACCAGATGTTGCTGGTTGCATTGCAAGAACAGACAGAGAATCATATCCTTGGTTCTCCCCAGCTGGAGCAAGAAGAGGAAGAATTGCAAACGCTGTTTCCACAACAAGATATTTGTCAGAAGCAGATAAGAGCACCCTATATGGGGCAAGAATCAATCCAATATTTAATGTTCCTGGTGAAGGAATTCTACTCTGGGGAGATAAGACTCTATACACTGGAACTTCAACTCTTAGTGGAATCAATGTCGCTAGACTCTTCATATACCTAAAGAAAACAATTGCACCAATCGCAAGAGGTGTGCTATTCGAACAAAATGATCAGATAACCAGAAATCTGTTTATCAGTGCTGCCGATTCAGTTCTAGCAGATGTCGTAGCCAAGAGAGGAATTTCTGAGTATAAGATTATTTGCGATGAAACAAATAACACCCCAGAAATAATCGAAGCCAAGACATTCGTTGCTGATATCTTAGTTAAACCAATCCCATCAATCAACTTCGTAAGACTAACCTTCACTAACAAAGATTTATCATCAACCCTATAAGGAAAAAATAAATGGCAACATTAAATGAATTTAGAACACAGTTTGTTGGCGTAAGACAAAATAGATTTAAAGTCTCATGTCAATTTCCTGGAAGCTCAGTAGCTCCAGCGACATTTGAATTCTATTGCAAAGCCGCAACAATTCCTGGATCAGCTATTGGAGTTATTCCAGTAGGTTACAAAGGAAGGCCAGTAAAATATTCTGGTGAAAGAACATATGCTGATTGGCTTGTTCAAATTTATGATTCACCAAGACAAGATATTCGTGGCGATATCGAAGCTTGGATCGAAAGAATGAATGGTAGAAATACTCTAGATATTAGACCAAATATTCCAGCGAGTGGTGGTGATTACATAACTGTTGAATACATGGAGCAAGATGTAAGTGGTGATGATGTTGATGGTGGAGTAAACGATTATCAAAGAAAAATTAAATTGGTCAATGCTTTCCCAGTAGAGTTAAGCCCAATGGAATTTAGCTATGATACTCCAGACACATTTGCAGAATTTGCTGTTACCTTCACCTATGATTATTGGGAATACCAAGGAGTTTAATGTCTCAGTCTATCTCTACATTTAGAGATGAGTTTGTAGGAAATAGGGCCAATCGATTCAAAGTCGTTGGCTCTTTTCCCGTTATTACTGCATATTCTGGTTACGAAAAAACAGAAATGGAATTTTATTGTAAAGCTGCTTCAATGCCAAGCTCAACAATAGGAACTGTTTCTGTTGGGCATGGTGGTAGGGCAGTAAGATTGCCTGGAGATAGATCATATTCTCCATGGACAATACAAGTGTATGAGTCTCCATATGTTCAATTAAGAAATTTATTTGAAGATTGGATAGAGTACATGGATACTCGAAAAACTCATGAAACTAATAATGTTGTAAACACCGATTTTTTCTGGGAATTTCATTATCAGGATCAAAAATCTAGTGGAAATACAACACCAACCGTAGAAGTTCAAAGAGTAACAGGAAATGTTACTACTACCCCAGCTCAGTATAGAAAAAAGATAAAATTCTATGATGTTTTTCCAATAGAAATAAGTCCAATAGAATTTAGTTACGATAACCCAGATACATTTGCAGAATTTACAGTTACTTTTAATTACCTTTACTGGGAATACTTGAGATGAATTTAGATGAATTTAGAGTTAGATTTAGACCTGTAGCTGGAAATAGATTTAGAGTTTTTGCTGAGATTCCTCTATTCAATGGTTCTTTTTCACAGTTAAGTACAAATCCATATGAGTCAAGAAAACTTGAAGTTTATATAAAATCTATTCAAATTCCTGGATCAACAATAGGAACTGTTCCCATAAATTATAGAGGTAGGGAAATTAAATTTCCAGCAGAAAGAGTATTTCAAGAAATAAGCATGAACATCTATTGTTCATCCGAGTTAGGAATTCAATTGAGAAGTGAATTGATGTCTTGGATGGATAGAATCAACTCCCCAGACCATACAGCTATGGATTATTTTCCGACCTCTAAATGGGAAATTTATTATGATACAGAAGACGGAAATACTTTCGGTAAAAGAGTTGTTTTATCAAATTGCTATCCAATAGAAATGACACCAATAGAATTAAATAATGATATACCAGACTCAATTGCAGATTTTGTTTTAACATTAGCATATGATTATGCTGAAGAATTCGCAATCTAATTTATATAAATAGTAATATGAATTTATATGGATTTCTTTTCGGCAAAAAGCAGGATGATAAAAATTCTACAGATGGAAATGCTGTAGAGACACAATCATCCTTTGTACCGCCAGATACCTACGATGGAACTGTTACTGTAGAAAGTGGTGGTTTTTTTTCTACAGTATATGATTTCGGCGGCTCTATAAGAGATGAAAATACTCAACTTTCACAGTATAGATCAATGGCTCTATATCCAGAAGTTGATATGGCTATAGAAGATATAATTAACGAATCTATAGTTTTTGACCACGATAATAATGCTATATTTTTAGATTTGAAAAATGTTGAAAGTTTATCACCACAGATAAAAGAAAAAATACACAAAGAATTTAAAAATATTTTAAAACTATTAAAATTTAATCATCACGGCTATGACATTTTTAGAAAATGGTACATAGATGCTAGATTGTATTTTCATATTATTATTGATGATACTAGACCAGAAAAGGGAATACAAGAAATTCGCCTGATCGACCCAATGAAAATTAAAAAGATCAGAAAGGTAAATAAAGAAAATAAAGTAATTAATGGCGTTCAAACACCAATAATTAAAAGTCTTGAAGAATATTTTCTTTATACCGATCTTGATCCAGATGCAATCATACAAACGAATAGTTCTGGTTTAAAAATTGCGGTTGATTCAATCTCCTATGTGCATTCTGGATTGATCGATTCCAATACCAAGAGAGTAATCGGATACCTACACAAAGCCATTCGCCCATTAAACATGCTTCGTCAGATTGAGGATGCTGTTGTCATTTATAGAATGACCAGAGCACCAGAGAGACGAATTTTTTATATTGATATCGGCAATCTTCCAAAACAAAAAGCCGAACAATATATGAGGGAGTTGATGAATCGTTATAGGAATCGTCTTGTATATGATCAAAAAACTGGTGAAATCAAAGACGATAGAGCGCATTTGACAATGCTTGAAGACTACTGGATTCCTAGAAGAGATGGTGGAAAGGGAACAGAAATAGCTACTCTGGATGGTGGACAGAATCTTGGACAGATGGATGATGTTGACTATTTACAAAGAAAATTATATAGAGCTTTGAATGTTCCTATTTCTAGACTTGAATCAAATAGTGGTTTCAATATGGGAAGAACCACAGAAATCAGTAGAGATGAGGTTAAATTTTTCAAGTTTATTGAAAGATTGAGAAGCAAATTCTCTATGTTATTCTTGGATGTTTTGAAAAAACAACTATTGTTGAAGGGAATTATTACCCTAAACGATTGGGAAAAAATATACCAGGATATCAATTTCGTCTACAATAAAGATTCATATTTCAATGAATTGAAAGAAAATGAATTGTTGAGGGAAAAGGTAGATATGTTAAATGTATTATCTTCTTATGAAGGTAAGTATTTCTCAACAAAATATATCAGAAAACATATTCTGAAGCAATCTGATGATGTTATGGAAGAAATTGATAAGCAGATTTCTGAGGAGCAGCAGATGGCTATGGAGGCTCAGGCGCAGCAACAAGCAATTCAAGCGTCTAGTTTAACGGCTCAAGCTGATCAGGGAACAGCAGATCAAAAACAAAAGACTAACCAATGAAAATATACTTTCATGAAAGAGAAAAAATAGTATCTTTATTAAAAAATCCAAAAAGAGAAAAAAGAGGTATAAATTTATTTTTGAGAAATAGTGAATCTGTAAACATAACCCCAGAACAAATTAATATACTTTCTACTGTTTTTGGGCCAAATTATAAGAATATTAAACCTATTTTATCAAATAAAAATACCCTATTTTCATTTTTTAAAGAATATCTTGAAAAACTTAAAAAAATAAATAATAAAAGAATTAGGAGAAAATAATGAGCGAATTTTCAGAAATTATACCACTTATTTTAGAGAAAAAATACAGCCAAGCAAATGAACTTCTTGAGAAGAGAATGTATAAGAAGCTTGGAAAAAAGTTAGAAGAATCGTTACTTGAATATGCACCAACCGTTTTTATGAATCCAAACGACAGAGATGCCTATTTAGAGGAAATGAAAAAATCAAAAGAAAAGAAATCAAAGCCAGATGAAGACGGCGATGGCGTTCCCGATTACGCCGATGAAAAGGCTGGCGAAGATGATAACCCAGAAGACTCAACCGAGGCTGGAGAAAATAAAAAGGGTATGAAGGTAGCAAAAGAAGACTATGAAGTCTTCCTTGATGAACTCACCCAAATAGTCGAAGATATTGAAAATGAGTTGGGTGAAGAACTTTCAGAGGAAGAAATTGCCGAGATAGCCAGTGAACTTCTATCCGAAGAAGCAGATGAAGATGACGATTTTGATAATTACGATGATGATGAGGATTCTGAAGAAGAAGAAATTTGCGAAAACTGCGGAGAATAATAGATGAAACTAATCACCGAAACAATTGAAAATGTTAAGGCATTAGTTGAATCTTCTGAAACTGGTCAGAAAAACTATTTCATTGAAGGAATAATGATGCAGGCTGAAACCGTAAATAGAAACGGTAGACGCTATTCTGTCAATATTCTAGAAAATGAGTGTAAAAGATACCTCAAAGAATATGTAAATAAGAAAAGAGCTTTAGGTGAACTAAATCATCCATCTGGTCCAACAGTTAATCTTGATCGTGTGTCCCACATGATAGTAGAACTTAATCAGGATGGAAATAACTTTTACGGTAAAGCTAAAGTTTTAGATACTCCAATGGGAAAGATTGTTAAATCTTTAATAGATGAAGGTGCTTTGCTTGGAGTTTCTTCAAGGGGTATGGGAAGCCTTAAAAAAGTAAATGAAATCAATGAGGTTCAATCAGATTTTACTCTTTCCGCAATAGACATCGTTTCAGATCCATCAGCCCCACAAGCTTTCGTAAACGGAATATTGGAAGGCAAGGAATGGGTCTGGGATAATGGTCTTTTAAAAGAACAAGAAATAGAAAAATTTCACAAAGAAATTAAAAAGATTTCAGCTAAAGATTACGAAAATAAAGCTCTTGAAATATTCGAAAGATTCATGAGAGGAATTTAATGAGTTTTTCAAAAAATATATCTCTAGATGAAGTTAATTATTCTAATTTAGGTAGATTAGGTTTAATTGCTCAGGGTATTAGAAAAGAATTATCTGGCAATAATAGTCTACAGGCTATAGCCAGAAGAAAAGCAACTCAAAGATTTCAATTTCCACAAAATTGGAGAATTCCATCTGGTCCTTTTCGTGGAGATTTAGAAAATGAACCACAAAGTACAGTATCAAATACACCAACAACTTCTGGAACAGATGAGCCAGAAGCAGGAACCGTTAATTCTGGAATTGTAACTAAAAGAATAAAATATAGACCACAAAAAACTATTGGTGGTACTGTAGTATCTGGAATCAAAAGAAATATTCAAGGTTCTTTGAGTCAAGGTTCAACTATTGGTCCAAGTGGTGCTATGGGAACTGTTACAAATATAGCTACTGGTGGAATAAAATCTCTGTTTGCTGCTGGACTAACAACAGTCCTGCCGAGAGTTTTAACTGGAGTGTATAGGGGTATAAAAGCTTCAAATTATGTAAGAAGAAATATGTCAAAACAGCCAACAAATGGAGTAAAAATTCCAGTTTCTGGACCACCAACTAATATTGTACCAAAAACCAGAGAAGATGATATAAGAGATATAAAGAACGAATTGAATAGACGCAGAACAGGTACTCAAGAAGCTGAAATACGAGCTGGTATAGTTACCCCTCGTACAAATAGACGACTGAGATAATAATTTAATGTTACATACAAAATTGTTAAAAAAATTAATTATATAAATAATATAAAACACGGAGAAAAATATGCAAGGAAATAAAGATGTACATGATGAGAGTGGAAAAGGAACATTTTCGTCCAACGGAGTGACTCCAATGTTTGCAAAAGCAATAGCAAAGGACGGAGATGCTAAAAAGAATATGGCATCCCTTTCTCCAGCAGGAGTTTCAAATGCTGGTGGCACTGATCAGACAATGGGAGCACAGATGGAAGAAAGTGTTGAGTTAGATATAACCGACTATATCAATGCTTTATTTGAAGGACAAGATTTATCGGACGAATTTAAGCAAAGAGCTGCCGTTATTTTTGAAGCAGCTTTAAATGAAAAAATCTCAATCGTTGAGCAAGCAATCCTTCAAGCATCTGAAGAATTAATCGCAGAGCAAACGGAGTCTGTCGCTTCAACACTAACAGAATCAATTGATGAATATCTTTCATACGCTATTAATGAATGGATGGAAGAAAATAGACTACAAGTAGAGCAAGGCTTCAGAACAGAAATTGCTGAAAACTTTATGCGTGGTCTAAAGGATCTATTTGAAAACAGCTATGTTGACATTCCAGAAGACAAAGTTGATATCGTTGATGAACTATTCGATGAACACAACGAACTTCAAGAATCAATGAACAAGCTAATTCAAGAAAATATGGCCCTCAATGAAGAAGTAGCAGTAGCAAAGTGCTTAAACATCTTCTTCGAAGAAACAGCAGGACTTGCTGATACTGAAATTGAAAAAATTGCATCTCTATCGGAAGGAATCAACTTTGATTCTTTAGATCAATACAGAGATAAAATTAAAATCATAAAGGAATCATATCTAAATGGTGAAACAAAACCAACCCAATCAGCACAATCCTCAATCATGGAAAGTGATCAGATTGCTCCAGTTAATCTAAATGAAGATATGAGCATTTATGTTCAGTCAATCAGCAAGCAATTAAAGGCATCAAATCCAAAAGTCAAATAATATAAATAAAAAATAGGAGAATATAGAAATGGATTTTAACGGAACTACACCATACGACACACTTTTAGAAAAATGGTCACCACTCATTGACCATCCAGAACTAACAAAGATTGAGGACATTCATAGAAGAAGAACAACCGCCGTTCTTCTAGAAAATCAAAAGAGAGCTTTAGCAGAAGAAAGAAACCAACTTCTTACAGAAGCTGCACCAACCAACTCAATGGGTGGTGGTTTCTCAGTCACTCAAGCTGCTTCAGCAAACGGAAGCCTTGCTGGTTATGACCCAATCCTAATCAGCCTCGTTCGCCGTGCAATGCCAAATGTTGTTGCTTACGACATTGCAAGCGTTCAACCAATGACTGCACCAACTGGTCTAATCTTTGCCTTCAGAGCTAAGTACGATGGTCCAGCTGGTCTAGAAGCAATGTATGATGAACCAATTGCATCTTTCTCTGGTGTTTCTGGTTCAACTGGTAATAATAATACCACAGAAGGTTCAACCTATACCAACCCCTTTGGTTTAGGAACAAACACTGGTGCTACACTAACAGCTATTACTCGTAAGAATCTATTTGAGAGATTCCGTGGATTCCTTACCGCTGATGCTGAAAAACTCGGCGGAAGTGATGCTAGCGATCCTAAGTTCAAGGAAATGGCCTTCAGCATTGAGCGCGTTGCAGTACAAGCCCGTACAAGAGCACTCAAGGCAGAATATACAACCGAACTTGCTCAAGATCTTAAGGCTGTTCATGGTCTTGATGCCGAATCTGAACTTGCGAACATTCTCTCAGTTGAAATTCTCAACGAAATCAACAGAGAAATTCTACGCGCAGTTTACACTGTTGCCAAGACAGGTTCACAGCAAACTGGACTCGATCTTGCTGGTAGCTACAATCTAACCGAAGACTCAGACGGTCGTTGGTCAGCAGAACGCTATCGTGGTCTTATGTATCAGATCGAACGCGAAGCAAATGTTATCGCCAAGGAAACTCGTAGAGGTAAAGGTAACTTCATCCTTTGCAGCGCAGATGTTGCATCAGCACTTGCAATGGGTGGATTCCTCAATATCTCACCAGCACTCAATGTCAACCTAAGCGTTGATGATACTGGAAATGTCTTTGCTGGAGTCCTCAATGGTCGCTATAAGGTCTATATCGATCCATTCGTCCCAGCAGGAGTTGACTTCTTCCTCGTTGGATACAAGGGAACCTCACCATATGACGCTGGTATGTTCTACTGCCCATATGTTCCTCTCCAAATGGTAAGAGCAGTCGGTCAAGATACCTTCCAACCAAAGATTGGCTTCAAGACTCGTTACGGAATGGTTGCAAATCCATTCGCCAAGGGTCAAACAAGCTTCGCTGGCTCAAACGCACTCACAGATGGTCTAGATCTAAACAGCAATGTTTACTACCGTCTAACCAGAGTCAAGAGCCTCCACGGTAGAGAAGGCTGATCGGAGTAAGTCTTAACGAACAGGCTGGTCGAAAGACCAGCCTGTTTCTTTATAAATACTATTATGTTCAATCCGAGCAATATACCAGACGATATCAAAAAAGAATTACCTGGAGATTTCTTAGCAAAAAATCCAGTGATTCCAGAAAATAGAAATTATCTATTACAAAATAAATTTATTTTTATTTTAAGCAGATGTCC